TCACGGCGGGGCCATGCCGTTCTCTCGGATGAACTGCTGCGCGGCGCGCGCGGTAGCGGCCGCCTCTTCAGCTTGGCCGATCAGCGCGCGAACAGCGCTGTCCAGCTCTGGAGAAAGTAGCCGGCCGGCGGTATCGTCTGCATCGCCGCCGACGGGGCCACTGGCTTGGGCGCGTCCGGGAGTGCCACCGTCGCACCAGGCTGCACCGAGGCGCAGCCGCTCAGAATTGCGCAGATCAGCGCGCACTTTTGCCATTTCATCGTCATAGCCTTTCTGGATCTGGGCCGACTTGAGCGCCTGCTCGGCGCCAATAGCCCGGTTTTGTTCGCGCCGCAGCTCCAGCGCAGCTTCGGCGGCGGCCGCCTGCTGTTTCACCTGCACGTCCCACTTCGCCTGCACGCGCCCGGCGCCGTGGATCTCGCAGCCCAAGCACAGCGCCACCAAGGCCAGGATCCAGTAGCACCAGGATGGGACAATGCGCAGCATTCCGAGGACGGCCATCATGACAGCACCTGCTTCGCGTTCTTGTAGATGGCCAGGCGCTTGGCATAATCCATGGAATCACCCACAGCGGCAGTCTTCCGCCCGATGTTGATGATGTCGCACACCCCGTCGAAGTCGCCGGCATCGGCATACTCGCTCAGGTCGTTGGCATGCCAGTAGTACGCGGCAGCGCGCGCGGCGCCCTCCGGCTGCTCCAGCAGTTCTGGGTGAACAGCGCAGTCAATCCCAAGGGCCATCATCAGGGCCATGTAATTCGTCTTGCCGGTGGTCTGCAGCAGGCCCCGGCCACGATACAGGAACCCTTCCCCGCTGGCCTCGTCGCCGTTGCCCATGCGATTGCAGTAGACGGCGTTCCCCATACGCTCGGGGTTTCCGGCTAGGTCGGCCGCGCGCGGCACCAACGAGCGCCAGCGCGATCCTGCCGGTGACGCATTGCCGATCTGGCGGATCCGGTCAGCGCTGTAGTTCAGGTTTTCAACCAGGGTCGAGAGCTGGCCGGACTCGGCGCCGACGTTGGCAAGGAACATGCCCTGGCGCTGGGCGGTATCGATGCCAAACTCGCGCATCGCTGCATTCAGCGGCCCCAGAAAAGACGATGCCCGCATCGAGGCGGGCATGATCTGGCGCAGCTGGTCTATCGTGAGGTCCATGGAATGCGTCCTTTCAATCGGTCGCGCGTGGCGACATACAGCCAGGGGACAGCGTAGAGGCCGGCGAACCCGGCATTCATTGCCACTTCGCCAGACTGCGGTGCCGTGTAGCCATACAGTGGGCCCAGCAGCACCGCGACGGCACCGGTAGCCAGGACCGAGCAAAACAGCCGGTCAAGGTGGTGCTCCGCGCCAGGCGTCATCTCGTTGAGAGCGCACAGCGCGCGCACCAGGATCAGGCCGGCGGCCACGAGATTGATGATCAACAGGTAATGGTTCGTCATTGGGGCGCTCCCGGTTGTGGATTACCCCCTCCGAATCGACTTTGCAGCTGCTGCAGTGCCAGCGGCACCAGCGTCTGCGAGCACACCCCGATGGCGAAAGCGCTGAAGAAGCGCATTTGTTCTGGAATCTTGGCCGTCCACTCGAAGAAGGACGACTGCGCGGCCCAGGCCATGGCCACCGGGCCACCGTAGGCGGCCACCAAGGCGCTGGTGATCAGCGTGATGGCCATGCGCGGCAGCGGCGTTTGCCGCGTGAAAGAGAGCGCCACACAGCCCCCGAAAATCCCGGCCAACAGCAGGTCATACTGCAGGCCGAGGAACGCTCCTGTCAGCGTCACCGTGCCGATCGAAACGGCATACCCCGCTGCCGCGCTGGTTGTTGGTTCTGGCATTGAGCCCCCAAAAGTGAAAAAGCCCGCTACAGCGGGCTGATATGCGAAAGTCTACTCAGGTGCCAGATGGATAAGCCGGGCGAACTGGGAAGGCCGTGCCAGCATCTCCGGTCTGCGAAGACACGATTTCCCGCAATGCAGAGTCATATTCCTGCCACTCGGCCGGATACTTCACGCCGGCCTTTGCACATCGGATTGCAACGATATCGTTGTTAGCCAAAGCGGCCTTTGCTGCGAGCTTCAAATTCGCCCATTTTTGCTCTTCAGTTTCAAGCGGGTTATCGCCAAAAATTGGGGAGCCTTCTGCATCAGGGACGATAAATTTACCCTCTCCGATGCCATTCATGAGATTGATATATTGCTCCGTCGAAATCTTGACGCCACCATTATCTGTTTCAGAAAATCCAAAACGCTTATCTTCCTGCGAGTATTTTGCATACATATTAAATCTCCTTTATTTTCCCCATGCCAACCAGTCGCACTGGGCTGCAGCGCGGGCACTAGTTGTCCAGCTGGCCAGATTGAAACCGGTCGCGCTTTTAGAATTACTAGAGGCCCAATAGCCCCCAGTAGTAGAAGCTGAATACATGGCAATTACTCCATAGCATGCCGTAGGGAATTGCACGGGGAACGTAACAGGGACATCAGCGGTGGAAGATGTAAGGGTACTCCCCCACTTCAGAACAAATCCACCAGGAAGCGTCTGCGAGCCAGATGTTCCGAGAACTTGGCCGGTGGTGAACTGACCTAGATTTACTGCGTGCGCAGCAAGTGCCGCATTGGGAATTGAAATCGGAGAACCGAAAACAGGATTTTGACCCAATACGGTGGAGTTGATCACCGGCGCATTGGCATAGGCGGTGATGTTGCCCGAGGTGATCGTGGTCTGGCCGTTGGCCACGGTGACCACAGCGATGCCGACGTATCCGGAATCGGGCGACGGCGTGACCTGGCTGCCGGTGGTGGCCGAGATACCAGCTTTCGCGCTCAGCACCACGGTGCCCTGGCGGAAGGTATTGCTGGTCGCGCCGGAATTGTTCGGGCCGCTGTAGGGGACAGTGGGGTTCGAGTCGTTGTAGAACTGCAGCACCACCGGCGACGTGCCGGTGGTCGGATCCACGCTGATGTCGGTCTCTTGGAACGTGGCCTGGATCAAGTAGTTGATCGACTGCCCGGCCACGCTGGGCGCGGTCAGGGTCAGCAGCGAGGCATCCAAGCTGATGCCCTGCTTGACGATCTGGTGAGTGGTATCTGCCGCCAGAGTGCCGTAGATGGTGCCTTCCAGCGCGGCCAGCATGTAGATCTCGCCCGGGGCCACGCTGACTTGCATTGATGCGGGCGATGTCGGGCTCACGGCAAGGCCGTTGAACTGCGTGCTGGTGCCAAGCACCGCCGCGCTCAGCTTGGCCAGGGCCACCATGTTGTCTTGGGCCTGGCGGGTGAACAGCCATTCATAAATGGATTGTCCGATTTGGGTAATGACGCGGCGCATTGGCTCTCCAAAAGAAAAAGGCCGCTCAATGGCGGCCCGAAGGGATGTTTGTTGCTGCTGGAATGGTTACTTGATGGCGGTCCACATAATCGTGCCCACCGGCTTGACGGCGCTGATTGCCTCGTAGATGTCCTCATCGGTGGCCGAGGTGGTCACCAAACTGAGAGAGTTCGTGTAGGAGCTGGCCAGAGGCTTGTTCAGTGCCGACACCTTCGGCGCAGCGCAAAACGCGCCGCCGGCTGCGGTGCCCACTGCCGCTGGCCGGTATGCCGTGATCATCGCGGTGTACGGCACCGCCATGGAGCCCATGCGGGCCACGCCGCAATATCCTTTCGACAGTGGCGTGTTCATCGCTCCGGTGTCCAGCGGTCGGTTCGGCTCGAAGATGTCCGGAGTGTTGCCGGTGATCTCTTCCAGCACCTGGATCATGGCTGGCCGGGTTCCGCGCCCACGGAACAGGTTGATGATGATCCGGTTCCGGAATGAACTGTCGCCCTGCCCCTTCTTGCGCAGCAGCGTGTCACCGAAGAAATCCGCCGCGGTCATGTCCAGCCAGCCATCCGTGGCCCACTTGATGCGCGTCTGCAGCTTTGCATACGCCCACAGCGTGTAAATGAAGCTCAGCGCATAGGCCACGCCCCACAGCAGGCCATCGAGGATTGGCGTGTCGCCGGTGAACCAGCCATTCGGCAGCAGGTCCTTCAGCCGTTTGAAAACGTCGTCTTGATCGCCAGTTGCCATCATGCCACCGCAATAGTCCCGGCTTTCGCCGTCTGCTTGGCCGTGATGGCCAGGTCCGAAGTGCCGCCGTTCAGCAGCAGTGCGCTCACGTTGGTGACGCCCGGCGATGCGCCGTATGCCACCGTGGCCAGTTTGGTGTAGCTCAGCGAATTGCCGAGGCCCAGCGTGTTGATGTAGGTCCGCAGCGCGGTGGTAACCAGCGCCACCACATCGGCGTGGATGTAACCCGTGGCAGTGGTGATCGTCATGGAGACGTTCGCAGTCTGCTGGACCGGACCGAAGATGCCATACGTGACCGACAGCGGGCGAGTGGCCTCGACTGCAGTACCGGCGCTGGCCAGGAATGTGCTACCAGGGTTCCCGCTCCCATCGTCGACCACCGCGTAGAAGTAGCCCGGCTGGGTAATGCCGTTATAGGCCTGGTTCTCCACGATGACCGCGCTGACGTTCTGCTGCAGCGACAGGATTGCATACAGCACTGCCGCCTTGGTGGCTTTGGAAAGGCTGTTGATGTACTGGATGAACCGCGCGCGGAAGTCCGCATCCAGCTCGGCATCTTCGCCATTGGTCAGCCCGGCGGCGTTCGTCACCGTGTCGATGCCGGTGATGGCCTGAGCGATGGTGTTGATCGTGCCGGCCGTCACGTTCCCGGCTACGCCGGCGGTCACCGCCTGAATCGGTACCGTCACAGAGCTGATGCCGTTGGCCAGCACATAGCCTCCCTGGCTGGCGTCATAGGCAGCATTGGCCGTGTCTGCGGTCACGGTGTATTGCTGCGTCCCGTCTCCAGTCTGGATCAGCGCGCCCACCGGTACCAATGCCGTGCCCGAAGCAGTGAAACGCGAGAACGTGGCCGATCCGGTCGCCGCCACGGCCGCTAGGCGCGTGAAGTTGTAATCGGCCATCCAGGTGTCCAGGTCGCTGCCGCTGGCCGTCGACGCCCGGGTGGTGATCAGCAGCGCCAGCACCAGGCCCTGCAGCCACAGAGCCACGGATGCGACGGATTCTACCGCCGCGCGCAACGTGGAGCCGATGGTCAGGTCCACCAGCGCAGTGGCCTTCCCTTGGATTGACGCTACCTGCTCCTGCACCAGCGTCACGAAGTCTTTGCTTGATAGGCTCATTTGTTCACTTCAAAGGCGAGATATACGGGTTTTTTGGTCTGGGCGTCGTTGTAGCGAATCGAAACGCTGACGCCCCCGGTGATCGGCACGACGTCAATCTGCGGCGCCGGGGAGCGGGCCACGGCCGACTCGCGCAGGATCTGGCCGCGGATCAGCGCACGGATCTTCGAAACGTCGACCACTTCACCGACCTGGCGCGGCAGGCCGGCGCCATAGTCCAGATGGAAGAGGTAGTCGCCCGGCAGATCAGGCGCGCCGTTCTGGCCCGGGGCGGAGGGGTTCGTCAGCAGGCGCCGCAAGACGCGCTGCTGGCCCAGCTCCGTGCCGTCCACGCCAAGCAGGTCGCCGGAGGCGGACGCAGACAGATCGCCGCTCCAGTAGTGGTACAGGTCGGACATCAGGAAGCCTTTACTGTGCTTGTCATGTGGGTGGCGGTGGCCTGCTGCAGTGGCGCATCCGTCTGAACTCCGCTGCCGTTGCTCTTGTGCGTATGGGTGTTGAACAGCGAAGCGAAGGCAGATGTAAGAATCTCTTTCAGGTCTGCCCCATCTGCACCCAGGTTGATCTGCGGGGCCGTCACATTCGCCGCGCCGCTGGCCACGATGTTCACCACCGGGGTGGTGACGTCGATCTCGGCCGCGCCGTTGACCGAAATCTTTCCGTCGCTGGTGAACTTCAGGAAACTGCCGGTCTTGTGCACCATCCAGAACTCACCGGACGGCACGGCCATGGGCCGGTCCTGGTCATCGAAGAAGCGGCTGCAGACGAAACCGCTGTTCGCATTCCCTTCTTCGAAATGGACGTCGACCTGGTCGCCAATCGAAGGCGCGAAGATCACGCCCCAATCGTTGCCCACGGCAGCGGCCGCCAGCGAAAGCCAGCCGGTTTCAACGTTCTCCGGCTGAATCCGCACTTTCACGCTGTAGGTGTTCGCGTTGTAGCTGCTGACGATCCCCTTGCGCGGCTTGGCCTCGGTACTGCGCTCCATGGCCGCCTGCAGTCGCATCGCGTTGGCCAGCGCGCTCATGGCGCCACCGTGGAATCCGGCGCATGGTTCTTGGCATGCAGGTTCATCATGTATCCCTCTTCAAACGACATCCGGCGCGTCACGCTGTCCGGGTAGTAGGTCTGGTCCCAGGCCGTGTCTGTCCCGATTACCTGCACCATGGTGTCGATCCCCAGGATGTTGTCGCCCGGCAGGCTGGCCGTCAGCTTCATCTCGTGTGCGATCAGTTCCGCATAGATGGACTGCGCACGCTGAAGCGCCTGTTCCTGCGTCAGTCCCGGGATGGTGTAGGTGTAAATCTGCGTCCCGCCGAACGGCTTGGCCTTCCCGGCTTGCGTCGAGTTGCCTTTGCTCGGATAGGTTGCGGTAAAGCTCTTCTTGCCTTTCGACAAGAACGAGCGCACTACCACCTGGATACCGCGCGAGACGGTCAGGCCCCGAGTGAAGCGCAGATCCATGAAATTGCCGACTGGGTAGCCTCGGTCGCCTTCCGGAGGCTGCCACTGCAGCACATACGGCGTAGCCTTCGGGTCCGGCTTCGGGCCGAAATACAGCGTCTTCCCGCGCACATAGACCGCGAATTCCTCCAGGTGCGCCAGGTAGTTCAGGATGTCCCACTCGCTGCGCTGGTCGGTCATCGTCACGTTGTCGATGTCGTAATACGTGCCCACCTTTGTGGTGGTAGGCGTAACCATCGGCGTCAGGCCGCGACGCACGGCCAGGTCAGTGGCGATCTGCGAAGCCGTCTTGTTCGGCCACTTCTCGGTGGTCTTCGCGTCAATGAATTCCGATGTCAGGTCACGCCCGATCAGATCGATCCGCCCTCGCACGAGATCAAACTCGACCTCATCCACCCTGCCATAGAGCATGCTCGTCAGGTCCGTGGTGCGGTAGTTATCCGCGTTCGGCGGGAAGCCTGCGAAGATTTCCACGAATGCCGTGGTGAGTTCGGAAAACCAGCGCGCATTCCGCTCTGGCGGCAGCATTTGCTTCAGGAAGGTGATGCGGAAGGTATCGGCGGCATAAAAGCTGTTGCTCTCAACCTCCCAGGACAACCAGCCATCAATCAGCGTGTCGTTCAACTTGACCGCGCCGCGCGGCTGTCGTGCTGACGGCTGCACCGGAAGCACGTTGAGACTAGGCATTCAGCACTCCATTCGGCGTCTGGTTCAGCGGCGGCACCACGATGGTGTTCACACCGGTAAGCTGCGGATCGGTCAGGCCATTGGCAGCGAGCAGCGTTGTGAACCCCATGGCATCGCCATACTCGTCTGCGGAGACGCGCAAAAGGTTGCCGCCGGCCTGCGTCACCGTCTTGGTTCCTGCATTGATGTTGCCCAGGTTCTTACCCATCCGGCCCAGCGTCACGTCCATCTGCTGCAGCACCGGAATCTGGGTCGCTGCCGTAGCCTGGCTCAAGATCCGGCCCACATTCGTGGAAATGGGATTGTTCGGCAGGATGCCGCCCAGCGTGGTCACGCTGCGCACTGTGTTGTTGACGGAGGCAAATAGCACCTGCACGCGCGCGCGCACCGCATTCAGCGGCTTCACGATGCTGTTGATCGTGCTGGTGGCCGCCTTGGCAATGTCGCTCACCGTGCTGATGGCAGTGTTCAGGCTGGAAACCAGCGAGGAAAGCGTTGGGTCGCCGATTTGGTCGGCCAAAGCCGTCACGCTGGCCGCATCATCCCGGGTAAGGTCATCAACCGAAGCCGGCGCCTTCTCCGTCACTGCGCCGCTCAGGTCCGCCACGATCTCGACCGTGATCTGATAAGGGATCTGATAGAACCGCTCGAAATCGGCCTTGAACTCTCGAACGAGAACCCGATACAGGAACTCCGACCAGATCAGGTCAACCGCACGGCCCTCGTTCATGATGTTCTGCACGTAGCGGGCTCGGTAGGCCGCCGTCGTCCCACGAAACAGGCCGCCCCAGGTGATCGGCGCAGGGTCAGGACCCAGCGCCTGCACATCGCGCACCCCGCCAACCAACTTATTCACGATCAAGTGCTGCTCGCCGCCGAAGTTGATCTTCTCCGGAATCTCGGTACCGGAAAACTCAAAGTCTTTCAGCTGGAGGACGGTATCGGGTTTCATTCTGCTTCCGGAAAAAGAAAGGCCGCCCGAAGGCGGCCCGATTTGGCTGCTGACTGCGATCTTGTTATCTGGCGTATGGCATGCCCGCAGGCGCAAGTGCCTGGTTCGGATCAAACGCACTGCCGCCGGTCGGCCGCACGACCTCACGCACCAAGTAGCTGGCCAGGGAGTTCGCCATCGGTCGGCCGTCCAGGTTGATCTGGGTATTCACCAGCATCACCCGGGCTTCTCGCGGGGAAATGAATTTGTCGCGCTCTCGCTCGACAGTGCCAGGCGCGCCTTCTTTTGGAGAATCGCCACCACCAAACAAGCCGGTGAACCATTTCCACTTCGAAGCGAACCATTCGACCAATGCGCTGACGCCGTTCTTGATGCCGTCCCAAATTCCCTGCAGCCATGGCCCCACGGTGTCCCAGTTCTTCCACAGCAGGTAAGCCGCCGCAGCGATGCCGGTGATGGCCAAGCCGATGGGGTTCATAAGGAAAGCCCGGCCCAGGAACATGATCCCAGTCCCGATAGCTCGCATCGCGGTGCCGATCATGGGGCCCATCCCAATAAACTTAATGAATGCGCCATACATAAGAATCCGGCCGAGCAAAGAAAAGCCGAGCGCCAAGCCGCCAAGTCCGAACACAACAACCTTCACCGTCGACTGGTTGTCTTTCATCCATTGGCTCATTTCGCTGAGAAGATTTGCGAACTTCACCATATACGGGATCAGCGTAGGAAGAATTTGATAGCCGATGATGCCCATGGCTTCTTCATATTTCTTCCGCAATGCGGCCTGCGCGGCATCAGGGTTCGTTTTCAGCAATTCCTGATAAGCCGCATAGCTGCTTGGCGTAGCCTGGATGAGTTCCTTGTCACGCTCAAACTGCAGCGTCTTCATCAAAAATGTGCTCAGGCCGAAGTTCTTGTTCACCTGCTGGGTGAGAGCGCTGATTGCCTGTTCCTCAGTCAGCCCGCGCGACTTCATCAGGTTCTCGACACCGGCCTTCCCGTACTTCTGCGCCCAGGTGTAGAGGTCAAAATCCTTATCGCCCGAACCATACACAGCGCCCGGCAAAAGCTTGCTGCCGATCCCATGCTTGTTGTTCACTACCTTGGATGGATCCAGCAGCCCGGCATCAAGCCACGTCTGGATATCATGCTTGGGGATCTGGCCACCTACGATCATCGCACGCAAGCGCTCTGTAATCGTTCCGGCGGATTGTGCCCCGCCGCCCTTCCCTTTCAGTTCGGCCATCAGGGTCGGCAGGATCATGTACTTGTATTCATCCGACATCGTGAGGGATGAACTCTTGGCGTACTTTGCCGCCATCAGGAAGTCATGGTCATCAATCGTGCCGCCGCTGGCGATCAGCGCGCGCGCCTGCAGGTTCAGACCCTTTTCCAACTTCTCATACGTCATCGCACCGGGAGTCATGAGTTCCGTTGCCTTGACCATGTTGAAGCCGAGGTGCGGATTTGACTTCCCGGTTTGCGCCTCGATCACCGCTGCGGTTCGCTGCAACAAGGGAAGCGCACGATAGGCCTCTTCCATGTGATGCAGACCGAAAACGGAACGAAGCTCGCGGAGTGCCGCCAAGTTTTCCGAGGCCTTGCTTGTTGGCACCTCACTGGCTGTTTTCCAGGCTGCAGCGGTCGCTTCTGCGATGTCTTTCTGCGACATACCGGCAACTTTCATCAAGGAAAGCTGCCGGGTGTATTCCTTGGAATAGTTGACTGACTTTTCCAGGAAGCCGAGCATACCATCGCCCATTTTCGCGGAGGCCAGGCCAATTCCTGCTATCTTTACAGCTTTGAGCTTGTCTTCCAGCTTGAGCGCCAAGCCATGGGTCTTCATCAGGTCGGCACCGAGCATGGCCAGGCCTTGGCTGGCAAAGTTCAGGACCTGAATCCGAATCCCAATTTTGTAGGCTTCAAACATGAAAAATTTCCTCTATAGGCTGCAGGAAATGGCAGCCGATAAAATTCCGTGGGTGCAATATCCAAACGTCAGTCGAGTGCGCCATAGGCAGAGCGGATATGGAGTATCTTCCACTCCAAAGCTGGATCTCGCGCTGAAATCCATCCTTGCCATCATGGCGTTCTGGGCGCTTTTCGCTCCAGTTCTTGCCGTGCTGGCTTTTTTCTTATTGCCAATTATTTTCGGAGTGAAAGAATGACGCCAGAAGAACTTGAGAAAAAGGTGCCCGGATCAAAGCTGTTTTTATGGGGCGCTTCATTCATGCTGCTTGGCTCGATACTTTGGTCAATCCTTATGTTCGCAATCCTGGGCTTCGTGCTTTACTTCATCTTCAAATAAAAACCCCGCCGAAGCGGGGTTCCCGTGCCATGCCCCACCTCAGCAGAGCCCGCCTTGGCATACCTTGCCTTGACTCGCCACGCCGTGGGAAATGATGCTATTCGCATCGGTCAGCCCGAAAGCTGACCGCTGAAAACAGCCCGTGTCTTGCCACACCAAACCAGGCCTTACCTGGCCCCGTCTTACCTAGCCTCGCCTCACCTCGCCTTGGATTAATTTAAGCCGAGCTAGTCAAGAGCCTTGTGCATGCCGCGCAGCATTGAGAGCTTTGCGACGGCATCCATGTTTTCCTTTCGCTGGTCATCCGTCAGTTCGCTCATGCGCACGTGGCGCAGCGTCTTGGCGGCGCGCTTGTAGGCTTTCCGCGCCTCCGACTCAAACTTGTCCTGCGCGAGGCTTGTTTGCTCTCCGGGCGGAACCACGCGGTAGCCTGTTCCGTGAACGTTGGCGAGACAGATCTGGTGCTCTTCCAGCAGTTCTGCCCGGAAAGCCTCCATGTTCTGCAGCCACTTGAACTGACGCTCTTGGAACTCAGCCACCGTCAGAGGCTGGTCAGAATCCAGAGCCGGCATGTCGAAATGGCGCTCAAACCAGCTGCGCGAGATGACGTCACCTGGCTTGAAGCCGGCCGCAAGGTAATCCTTCACGGCCTGGCGCCACTCAGGAAGCAGTTTCGGCTCATCCATACTGCACCATGAACCGGCCGAAACGCGGGCGATACTCGCAGACGCCAATCAATGCGCCTGCATCGGAAATTGCTTTCTTGACCTCTTGCTCATCCAGCACATCAGGATTGAACGACAGATCTACTTCAGTCGCCCACTCCGCGAACACCGGGCGGTAGCGCATCACTTTCGCAGTACCCACCTTCACGCCGCGGCAGTCCACGAACTGCGTGTCTTCCCACAGCTTGGCCGGATCTTTCGGGCCGTCGTAGATCAGCTTTGCGCGGTCAGTCATCACCACCGCGCCGCGCTTCCAGGCTGTGCCCAGCTTCTGCAGCTTCGCGCCGGCCAAGAAAGTGGCGTCGAAATTCTGGCCAGGGATGAAAATACCGTCGCGCGAGGAATGGTACAGCCCTGCCATGAATTCGGAGCGCGCGATAGCCAGATGATCATCCTCCGTCTTCTTGCGCTTTGCGGTCAGTTCCTTATGCGCCTTGGTTTCTGGCGCCAGCGGGTTGGCCAGGCGATCCGAGTGCATCATCAGCGGGGACATGCCCGAGATTTTCAGCTTCAGGATTTCCATGTTACGCGCCCTCCGTGCTACGGCTGACGAAAACCACGCCGGCAAACTTGGCCAGCAGCACGGTCACGCACTCTTCCAGACGTTCCAGCATGGAATCCGGGGCTTGAAGCTCCAGCTCCAACTCTTTCTTGCCATCGCGCGACACCACGATGAACGGCTTGGCATCCTTGACCTTGGGCTGGAAGATGGCTTCAGCCGCCAGAGTGATGGCCCCGCCGAGCGCGCGGCGGATCTTCTCGATCAGCGCTTCCATGTTGAATTCGGACGGCGAAAACACGCTGGTGGGCGTGAAACGCACGCATCCGTTGCGAAATTCGCGGAAACCCAGGCTGATCGTGAGCCCTTCCTTGACGGAAGGCGCATTAATAGCTATCGTTGTCATTGATTGACTTTCATCAAGAGTGTTGATCCAAGCCCCGAACCCAATCCGCCAAGATCTGTTCGGGGCTTTTCTTTTACTGCGCTGCTTCCTTCCGCCCTTCAGACTGGGCTTTCTTTTCCTTCAAGATCGCAACGATCTGGTTGTTCATCGAGCGATCGCTTTCTTTTGCGGCAGCTTTCACCCAATCGTGCACATCAGGAGGAAGGCGCAGCGCAGTTTTGTTCATTGCCGTCATTTTGCTCTCCGTTAGGCTTCACAGTGAAGCCGTATATGCATAGTAATTAGGCTTCATGATGAAGTCAACTTTATTTTGAAGCCGCGTGTAAAATTCGGCAATGGCAAATCAAGATGACTTCATTCGGACTGCATTAAGGGTCCCCCCGGATCTGCACAAGCAGATTCACGATGCTGCGCGCGCCTCCAATAGAACTTTCAATGCTGAAATCGTTGCGCGGCTTCAGGCTAGCTTTTCGGACCAGTCGTCACCGCCTAAATACCAAGCAAGCGAAATCAGCATAAAGATCAACCAGAAGCTATTGGCCGAGATGTTTTCGAAGCTGGACAACCTGGATGCTGAGGTCAAGGCTCTTCCTGTCAAGCTACGCCAAATACCGGAAGGCACTAAGGTGATCAAGGACAAAATTGCCATAATCAAACACCTTGGCGAAGATCCGACCAATGCTATGAAAAAGCGCACTATCCGAAAAAAGAAAGAAGACGACACAAAGTCGTAACGCGCCTACCGCGTGCGCCGGCGCCCGTTCGTCCCGGCCGTCGAAGGACTCTTCTGGACTTCAAACATCTTCTGCACTTCGCGCAGTTGAATCCCTTCTGCGGTGGCCGGCCGGTTGGATTGCGGGGTCTTGGAATTCACCGCAGTAGCCGCTGGGTTGTATCTCATCTTCATTTCATATCTCCAAGTTGCTATGCGTTCAGAAATCGTAATTGCCGCCGATGGGGTCTGATCCTGTCATGCCACGCACGACTGCCCGTCCAAGCTCCTTCTCGATCAATTCTCGGTTGCGGATGACGGCCATGCCGAGAACTGAGCGGGGCGGCTGCTTGTTGGTCCCCAACTCGAAATAAACCAAGTGCTGATCATCCGAGCCTACGACTGCCTCGCGCGCGCTAACGTTTTTCTGGATCGAGTCGCGCATTTCTCCGCTGCGAAGGCCGGGGTCGTCAGGAGTGTACCCAAGGCGCTTGCGCTCTTCTTTCGTGGACTCGGCCAGTGGCGCCCAAGCATCAAATGGCCCTGTCATGCGCTGGTAGTGCCCGATTTCCTCTTTGGCCGTCTTCTGGATCGCTGAAGCGACGACGCCCAGGCCATGTCGAAGTTGCTGCTCGACGGCTTTTTCCATGACGCCAAGATGCAGGGCCATTTCAGCGAGGGTGCCGAACTCCTTCATCGCTTCTCCTTGAACGTCATCGTGTTGGTATCGAATTCAGAACCGTGGAACTCGCTCATGATGATCGCCCAGCCACTGCGCGTTGCATCGTCCAGGCCGAATGCCAGGTCTTCGCTGACTCCATTGAAGATCAGCCAAAGCGCCTCTCGGATCGGCCCGGACCGAACTATTTTTTTACGGATTCAGCCTCTGCCTCTGCATCAGCCTTGCCGAAATGTTCCTTCACGCCGGCCATCACCGCTTCCATACCGACGTCTTCCAGCTGCTGGATGAGCGCCTCAACTTCCGCCTTCGTCCGCAGCGGCGAGATTGGCGCGTTGTCGATTTGTGCGACGAAGAGCACCGGCATCACCATGCCGACGTAGACCTCATTACGCGCGGAATTGCCGAGGGCGTCAATGAGTCGATATTGAGCCAGGATCCCGGGCTTGCGCAACGTGATGACGCGGCCAGATGCATCCGTGACGATGTGTTCAGCGCTGGCTGCGGCAATCAGCTCTTGGGTCGCGCCAGCGCTCTGCGCTGACGTTTTTACGTTGGATACTTTGGCCATTAGGACACCTTGATGCGGCGCGAGGCCACGAACGAAAGTTTTTGCATGACAGTGCTGTCGCCGGACTTGTCGCCAGCGTCATCGAACTTGAGCAAGACGCCCAAGTAGCGATATTGCGAGATTGATCCGTTCACTTCTTGGATGGTCTCAGTGATGGTCGCGCCCTGCTCTGCGATGCCATCGTAGTAGTCCTGCTCCAGTTGCGCGAAGTAATCATCCAGCGTGCTGTCCTGGCGCTCGATGTCGAAGGTGCCGGACCATCCGTCAGGGAAGCGCACATGGCGAGTGACGCCATCAATGCCCTTGATTTTTTTGTCCGTGATGTCCTGCTTCGAAGTGAACTTCGTGATGAGACCGAAGCTCAGCGGGCCGTTCGACGTGATGATGTCGAGGGATACGTCGCGCCCTACGCTGAAACCGTTTTGCGGCATGTTTTTCTCCAGATGGAAAAGAAAAACCCCGCCTGGGCGGGGCTTTTATGTGGTTGGCGCGGCGATTAGGACGACGCCGCCAGGCTGGCGCGGGTGACGACCGACGCGCCGCCTTGCATGTTGACGATCAGCTTTTCAGCAATGCCCAGGTAGCGCGCGTTCAGGTCGTCCTGCAGGTAGCCCAGTGCGATGCGGTTCGGCGGGTTGTTGGTCAGGTCGCACTTGTTGTCGAAGCTGTCCAGCATTCCTTGGTCAATCAGCGTCTGCATGAAGCTGCTGATCGTGCCGTCTACCTGGCGGCGCAGCGGGTCGTTCTTGTCGGTGGACTGCACGCGGCCGACGAACTTGCCCATAGCGCTGTTGAGCGTGTAGGCGATGTAGTTCGTCATGCGGGTGTAGTTGTCGCCGTTGATCACCGGATTGCTGCTGGTGTTGTGGCCGATGCGCACGCCGAACATGCTGCCGGCCGGGATCGGGTTGGTGATCAGGTCGATGCCGGCTTGGGCCAGGGTCTGCAGTTCTGCGCTGCTGTATTGCAGGTTCTGCATGCTCTTCTGGGTGCCGACAATGCCGTACAGCTGCTTGTTCAGGCTGGACTGCTCGGGCGACAGGTTTGCCAGGCAGCCGGCCACGAAGCCCTGCGGCGAGACCAGGCGGGTCACGTTGTTCACGGGGTCCTGCCAGTAGACCCAGTCACCGAAGAGCAGCTTCATGGCGTAGCTGTCGATGCCGGCAGTGGCCTTGGCGCTGACCGCGTTGGAGATGGTGTCACCGGCCGGCCCGACGCCGATCATGTAGATGCCCTCGAACAGGCCGAACGCCACCTGCGTGGTCCAGCTGGTCGAGTCGTCGCAGTCGGCCAGCAGGGCGATGCTGGTGTAGGTGTTGCGCAGGGCGTACATGCCCTTGCGGGGGATGGTGTCCTGGCCCAGCAGCACCGAGCTGGTGATGGTGGTCGCGCCATCGGTACCGCCGCTCAGGCTCAGGGTGGCGGCGGTCGGAGCGGTGGTGCCGACGCCAGCAGTGGCCACGATGACCTGCGACGGGCCGCGCTGGCCGGACTGGCCGAGGTTGATGGCGGCGGCAATGTTGGCCCACAGCGCAGCACCGGTGCCGGTGATGTTGTCGAAGGTCTCGGGCTGGCGGTTCGGCATCGAGACGACGGCGCGCCAGGAGCTTGCGGCCGAGCCGGTCGACAGCGTCACCTGGATGCCGTTGCCCAGCGTGCCGGTGTATTTCGAGGTGAAGGTAATGCAGTTGGTTTGCACCACGACGGAGGCGGCCACGTCGGTGCCATCGGTCACGCGCACGCACTTGAAGTTGTTTGCGCCCTGCAGCACGGCCAGGGCCACCTGCGTGCCCATATCGTACTTGCGGTTCTGGACCGCGCCGAAGATCTGCGAATAGCCTTGCATGTCGCCGACGGTGGTCGGCGCATTCACCGGTCCCCACTGGGCGGTACCGACGATGCCCAGGATGTTGGTGGGCAGGCCATTGATCAGGGTGTTCTGCGGCGGCAGGATCTGGACATAGATGTCCGGGACGATCAGGGCCGTGGTGTTGATCGAGCCCGCTTGGGAAACCGGCATTGGAGCCTCCGAAAAGAAAAAAGGCCGCGAATTGCGGCCTCAGAAACGAAAAAGGCCGCGCTGGGCGGCCCTTATGGTGATTGCTGGTGCTTACTTGCTCTCGGCGGTGTCGGTCGCCACGGCATTCTTGATGCTGGCGGCCGGAATGGGAGCCGGCGCGGCGTCATCCGACACGCGCACCACAAAGGCAGCCTGTTCGCTGGCCAAGATCGCGTCGATTGCGGTCTTGTCGGTGATTTCTGCGCCTTGGGCATAGCCGCCAAAAGCCTGGGTTGCAACGAGTTTCATGGAATGGTCCTCAAGTCGAGATATTCACGTCGATTCCGCCGACGATGGTTACGTTTGCGTCCAGCACGGTGGTGCCGGTGGTGCTCTGGGTGGTCATGTAGTCCACCGCGAACAGCACATGGCGGCGGTAAATGCGCTGTTTCTGCATGCTGTCGTCCTGCATGCTGCGGCTGTAGTGCAAGACGCCGACGGAGCCGTCCGTCAGCGCCGCGCGCGACAGCGGGCTCAGTGCTTGGTCAATTGCCGCGCCCAGCTGATCGCGCTGAGCATGGCCGCTGGCCCAGGCCGTCATCTGGAAGACCTTCTGCTGCCGGCGCAGCGCCCGGGTCATCGTGCCCGACGTGCCCACGCTGGCGGCCAGAGTCTTGGCCGACGGGACCGTCACGGCCGCGCCGTTGGATGTGGCCGGCACGTCAGCGCTGATCAGCGTGGCCAGCGCGGCGGCGAGGCCGGAGAGCGTGCCGCCGTCCTGCGCCGCGACGATGTAGGCCGTGCCGTTGACCGTGATGGCGACGTTTTGGCCCGCGCTCACGGTGCCGGCGAGCGTCACCACCTGGCCAGCGACGGATGCGGTGATGGTAGCGGCGGCCAGCGTGCCCGCCTGCCAGTCACGAATGGTCAGCGGAAGCTGCTTTTCCGTGTCCAGCGGGTAGATGCTGATGTAGCCCCAACCTGCCCGCAGGTCCGCGTCCAGGTCTTCTGGCTGCGGCCAGCCGGCGAACACCTTCGCCTTGGAGTTCACCACCGGCGAGACCGGGTTCGAAGTCCCGTTCGGGTATAGATAGGCCGCGAGCTCGGCCACCAGCATGTTGCTGACGTCGGATAGGTCGGCCATGTTATGCGTGAAGCTCCGTGCAGGTCATGCGCCAGCCCATGTCTGTGGACTCAGCGCCCTGGACGGCATAGCGCCGGCCCAGGTCGTCAGTGAGAATGTCCGCCGCCGTGATCACGACCGAGGCCGGGACCGAAGGCGGCAGGATGATGCGCCAGCCGATCTGCTGCACGCTGCTGGGGATCTCGCTCAGGTTGCGCTCGCGCTGGCCGAACAGCAGGATGCTTGCCGGCCAGCCGGTGTCAGCCACCGTGCCAGAGCCGCCCAGCAGGATGGCGTCGTCGCTTGTGCCAGTCGGGCCGCCGTAGTCGACCGCGCCGGCATTGGATGAAATCGAGGTGCGTGACAGGAACACCTTGCGATTGCACTGCACGAGCTGGATCGGCAGGTGCAGCTGCTGGCTGGCAATGAAGAACGTGCCCTGCGGCCCGACCAGATAATCGCCCTCCTGCGTCTGGCTGGCGTCGAACAGGCCATACCAGACCGCGATTCCGTACTTGTTCGGCTTGGTGTAGGTCATGTCCTGCGCGTTGAAGCTGGCCTTGAGCGTCACGCCGGCCGTGGCCAGCGGGTTGCCGGTGCCGCTCGGGCGGTATTGGATGTTGTCCAGGCCCAGGCGCAGGGCGGCCTTTCCATACCCGGTGTAAATCTTGCTTTGGAGTTTCAAGGCGTCCATCAGGGCTCCCACCAATCGACCTTGCGCATGCGCTTGGTCATGCCATGTTCGAACAGCTGGTTCGTGCCGTAGTCATGGCAGACAAACATGTGCGACGGCTTTCCTGTTTTGCTGTCAGGCAGCAAAGAGAGCCCGAAATTTTCGCGCTTAAAGTCGCATAGGAAAGCTGGCAACTGCTCTGGAAAGTCATTTGGCCCGGGGCGGATCGTTCGTTCCATAATCAGGATCTGCCCGTTTGGGCTGATCCAGCGGCAAGCCGCGAACCAGCGCGAGAATGGCGTATCAGCCACGCGGCGCCAGGTCTCCCACTCGACGATGTTCTGGAACTGTCCGGAGCCGTCCTCAACCTTGATCACGCAATCCGGCAGGATCTTGCTGGAGTAGACTTCACGACTCATGCCGGCGCCGATCTTCTCATCGCAAAGCAGGTTGAACGCCTCCCGATGGTTCGATTGCTCGCTCATGCGCGCTCCAACTTCACCGTGTTGCCGCTGCCGCTCAGTCCCGGACCAGGCTTGAACCCGATGAACCGGCACAGCTCATGCCGGATGCGATTGTACAGCGCGAACCGGTCGGAGATCTCGGCCTTGTTGTGGTACCAGACCGCCGCCTGATCGGTATCCAGGTTCTCCCGGCTGCCGTAGACATCGGTTTCCAGCTGCCCCAGCTTCGTGAGGAAATTCGTCGTGAGGACCGCTTCCTCGCTCGACGTCAGCGACGTGAGCCGCTGATACAGCGACATCGTGACCATCCCGAAGGTGCCGTACACGATGTCGCTGTTCACGGTGATGGGCATGGTGGTGCCCACCAGTTGATACCCCATGTAGCGCCGGATGTCCGTCATTTGGGCTTCAGATAGGGCCATTTATTGCTCCGAGAACATGCCGGCCATTCAGCCGCGTTATGTGAGATTTACGAAAGTCGGGTTCGAGATGTCGATGGTCGCTGTCGCGCCGACGACCGCATCAAGTGCGATTTGGATGATGAATTCTGCCGTGGTCGCAGCGCTCGAGAAGTACAGCGGATTGATGAAGCGGCGGCCTGTGAATGGGACATCGGCGAACACGAAGTCAGAAGCAGTTTCCAGTGTGGTATCACGTTGCATCACGTTCCACAGCAAGCCGGTCGAGCCGTTGATGCGCAGAGATCCAGCCAGGCGCGTCATGCTGGTGGCGGAAATAACGTTGAAGTCAAAGCCACCCTGCACCGTCAACCCAAGCGCGCAAGCCGCAGCGAGGGCTGCATTGTTGGTTGCCTGAAGGTAGATCACGGCAGCAGAGGCAGCAGGATTGGTCGCCACGATCCGCGTTTTGCCATTGACCACGGAAAGCGTGACGTTGGCGCTCCCGGCGACGTTTTGAATGTTCCAGTTCGCAGGTACGCTGCCGCTGATGGTTCCGCTCGCGGGCGTGGAAGTGCCGCCGGTGGTACCCATAGGCGACAGCAGATTGCTCCCCGGCGATTTGTAGCGCGTAATATTCAACCGGGACACCAACTTGCTGACCACTGAATACCCGCTGACCTGCGCGCCTTTGGTGGTGCGGTGGATGCCGTCATAGACCTGGATCAGGCCTGGCAATGGGTTCAACTGTGGCGATGCCGGGTCAATCATGACGGAATAGGTATCCAGCCAGATGACATTGGGCTTCGCGTCGCAATAAGCCTTCATCGCAGCGTTGAACTGCGGGAACTCCGTCGCACGTCCCTTGGCACCGGTTATGCCCGACTGGTTCACAGGGTCTATCGAATCGAAGATCACAAACTTCTTGGCCGCGCTCAGTGCGTCGACGATCTGCTTCGCCTTGATGATGTTGTTGGCCAGGGTGTCATTCCCGGCGATGCTGCTATTGAACGAGTTGACGCCGATGTGCGCCCATGCGCCATCAGTAGCATCGGTGACAGCGCTTGGAACCTGTTCGTTGTAGCAATCAACCAGTGTCTTGCCACCGACGGCGCGGAAATTGAGGATGTCGAAGCCTGGCAAGCCCATCTCGCGCAGCTTGTCGTTTGCCCACCCAATGTGAGATGGAGACATGCCGCCGCCGCTGGCCGGATTGCTGCCAGTGAAGGGCGGGTTGCCGTTCGCCATCAGCGAATCGCCAAGGACCGTGATTGAGGACAGAGCGTTAATTTTCCCGCTCCGGTGCCGGGCGGAACGCAGATAATCACGGAGCTTCATACGAGGGTCCACTCATTGGGGCCGACGCGCTGCACGGCAATAGTGCCGTACTGGACAGCAGCGGCCACGCCAGAAGGCGAGCGCAGGGTAACGCCGGAACCCGCGGCAAACGAAACAGCGCCAGCGCCAGCCTGGTAGGCGGCGACAAACTCATTGGCGCTGAAGCCGCCGGTGGCGTCGTTGGGAATGGTGATGGTCCCTGCCGAAGCCGAGTTGTAGGTGATCAGGCCGTTCACGTCAGCAGCCACCACGGTGTCGGATGCGGTGATGGTGCGCGGGGTGCCGGAGGCTTGATTCAGCACCGCTTGCACGATGGTCGCCTGGATGGTTCCTGCGGTCGCGACAACGCGCACGCGCCGGGTGTTGGCAAACGGGCCCAGCTTCTGCGATTGGCCAGCAGCCAAAGTCCAGGACTGGTCGGAGTTCCCGCCACCAGCAGTATCGTTCAGCAAGTACGCAGCGCCGCTACCATCGGAAGAAACCGACAGATTGAGGGCCTGATTCTCTTGCAGGGCGATGGTTTCCGGCCCCTTGCTGGAGACAGTGATGGTAGTGGTCATGGTCTTTGGCCTTGTTGCTGGATGCTGGTGTTACTGGGCGGGGGCTTGGTCAAGCAGGGCTTGCAGGTCGGCCTTCGTGGCGTTCGCCGGGAAGGCGATGCCTTTGGCGGTCAGCGCCGCTTGCAGGTCGGCCTTCTTGCCGCCGGTAGCCGCCGAGTCGTCGCCGAACAGCTCGTGCTCATCTTCGTTGAAGTCACTCTTGTTGATGACGATGTAGCCCAGGGGGTTGTCATCGCTCACTTCCGCCTTGATGCGGACGGTTTCAAGCATGCTCATGGGGATCCCGAGAAAGAGAAATGGCGGCCGAAGCCGCCATTCCTGATGGTTGAAACTGCGCGGCGTCGATCAGCCTTGCAGGATTGCGATGTGGTTGCTCTTGATCGCCTGGAAGCCCCACGCCAGACGGACGTGGTAGACCAGCTGCATGTACTGGCGGTACATGGCGATGTCGAACACGATGCCGGAAACCGGGTCGGTGACCTGGATCACGTCATCGGCCATGTCCATGGCCTGGCCGTTCGGGCCGATGGGCATCTGCGGCGAGCGGGTGATCAGCTGCACGGCCGACTTCGAGAACGACAGGTTCGGAGTCGCGGTGTTGCCCACGGTCACGGCGGTGGCCGAGGCCGGGATAGCTTGCAGCAGGCCGGGCGCTGCGATGGTGATGGTGCCTGGTGCCGAGATGCCAGCGGTCACGACGTACTTGTTCGAGTCGCCAGCGAAGGTCACGGTGTCGCCAGCCAGCACGGTGCCCGAGCCGGTGATCAGAGCGATCTGGGTTGCGCCGACAGCGAAGCCGGCGGTGCTGGTGGTGTACGACGCGCCGGTACCCTTGGTCACGGGGACGATGGCGGCAGACTGGTGAATGTCTTGACCTTCCAGGCGGCCGACGATGCCTTGGCGCAGCAGCTGGTCGGTGCCGGCTTCGTTCACCTTGAACAGAACGGTCTGCTTGCCGCGCAGGTTGGCGATACCAGCGTTGCCCAGCACCAGCTGCAGGTCGGTCTGCGGTGCACCGTTGTCATCCAGGATGCGGCGGGTGTTGGCGATGTCGGACAGGTCACCAGCGGTACCGAACGGGGCAGTACCCGGAGTGCCGTAGGCGCGGGATGCATTCTGGTAGGTGGTGGTGAACAGGTCCACTTCAATCTGGTTGACCAGCGAGCGGAATGCCTGGGTGAACTGGTTCTGCAGCACGCCCATGTAGGTGCCGGCGTTGATCATGCCGCGCTGTTCTTCGCCGTTCCAGCGAACCGGAGCGTGCTTGGACTTGCTGATGGTCATGTTGACCGTGGTCAGGGTCTGGTCACCGGTGTTCGGCGCGGTCACGGCCGGGGTGTTGTCGGCCAGGGTGACGGCCGGGGTGATCGGCACGGAGATGACTTGGCCCAAGGCGGCTCGTTCTGCGCTGGAGTTGCGCGATACCGCAGGGATCATGCCCACCATTTCACGGGAGACGACATCCAGCGACTCGTAGATGGTCGGGATGAGGCCGGTCAGGGTATTAGCCATTTTTCAAGCTTTCATAAAAAAAGCCGCCCGAAGGCGGCTTGATGATGGGTTGCTTGATCAGTCGACGATCTGCACCCCGCTGCGGGCGGTTTCGGCCTGCTCGACGGGGGGCAGCGCGGTGAACTGATCGCGCTTCATGGTTTTGGCGTTGGTGGCCTGCTTGCCACCTTGGCCACCGCCTGCACCAGTGCTCCCGGTCGGGAACCAGTGCGGCGCGGTCGCTTTCATGCTGTCCAGCCATTCGGCGGGAGTGAACGGGGACTTGCCGTCCTTCCCGAGCACCGGATGCTTGTCTTCACCGAGCTGGATGGCCTTGCCTTCAGCGTCGAGGGTGAATATCGAGCGGCCACGGAACAGGGCGTCCTCAATGGCTTGCGGGTGCATGCCGGCCGTTGCGGCAGCGGCGCGGATGTGGTTGTCCAAGACCAGGCCTTCGAAGTTCTTGGCGCGCTTTTCGGCGGCCGCGACCTTCTCCAGAGCCTGCTGCACCTGGCGTTCCGATTCCGCGCGCAGCTTCTCGGTGCGGCGTTCGATGACTTGGTCGAATTTCCCGTCCTTGATCAGCTTGGCTTCTTCGTCGTTCTCGAAGCGGGCCATGATTTGCTTCACGGATTCCACATCGATGCCTTCGAACTGCTTCAGCGTCTCTTTCTGCTTCTGCAGGCTGCCCAGAAGCTCGCTGTTCTTCGTCTTCAGGCCGGCGGTTGCTTCGTTGATGCGTGCGTCGATCAGCGCCTGAATCTCAGGCGTGATTTCGGGGCCACCGCCACCTCCTCCGCCGGTGTCATCCGTGGCGTTGAAGCGGAAGAAGTTGAACAGCAGATTCAGGAACAGCTTGAAGACGGAAATGGAGTGCATGAGTTATCCCCTTGGGATGGTTGATAAAGCGGCCTTGCCGCACGGACGTAAAAAAAGCCCGGCCTGACCGAGCTTGAAAAGATGGGGTGCAGCACCGCCTGGCGGCGCTACTCGATTTCGGATGGTTCTTGCGGTTCGGGCTGCTTGGGCGCGGGCTGTTTCTGCGCCGCGGCCTTGTCGTCCGGCTTGTCCTTCTTGCGGGCGGCGTCCTCTTCCTCCACCGTGCGGGTGGCGACGATGATCTCGCCGGCCTGCAGCTGGGAAAAATAGGTCTCGAAGCTGATGGCGCCCTGCAGGAGGGCCTGCGTCAGCGCCGTGAGCTCGTCCGAGGACATCGGCATCGGGAAGAAATCGCGGTTCAGATGGAATTCCACCTCGCCATCAATGCCAGCCCACATGCACAGCAGTTCGACAGCCTTTTCCAGACCTTCGGAGAGCGTTTGCGCCACGCTGGCCAGGACAGAGTTCTCGCCTGCGCGGTGGATGCCTGCGGTTTCGGCCGCCTCGACGCCCTTTTTCGGGGCTTCCAGCAGCCGGGCGCCCAGGATGGCCATCTGGTTTTCCTTGCGCGCCAGGTTCTTTTCCAGCGCATCCAGCCCTTGGCCGGTGAATTCCAGATAGGATGCCTTGGCGTTCGGGTTCGGGATCAGCCACGCATGCCCACTCCCGATATAGAGCTTTTCAGGCGGCTCACCGTTCGGTCCATACTGCGACTCGTACCCGGTAACCACCGGAGTGGGCAGGCCAGCATAGTGGCAGCCGTGCTCGTAGTCTGCGCTGACCAGGTAGTGCGCATAGTTCATGTCCACCAGGTCGACCAGCGGCGGCAGATCCACGGTCGGCGTCAGGTCGTCCACGCTCATGAAGATGAACGGGATGAAATCCAGATGCTTGCCGCCCAGCATGGGATAGGCCGGGCCCTCCACGAGGACGTCGGTTTCCATGCCGGTCTTTGGATCCTTCTGCACCTCGAAGACGCGCACGCGGTAGCGCACGCTCTTGCCGTCACGCTCCAGATCCAGCACGCGCCATTGGTCGGTGGGCTCGTCCTCGAACTCGTCCTTGCGGTCCAGGCGCTGCTCGGCCAGCACCACCATGGTCAGCTGGTGGGCGTTGCCGATCTTCTCGAATCGCCAGTTGATGATGGACTCGGCGCAGTACATGCACAGCGAAGGGCGCAGGCCAAGCAGCGCGGCATCAGCCAGCGTTGCCCCGGGCGACGACTGCGGATAGTCCACCAGCACGCCCACGCGATTCACGGTCAGCGCTTCCTCCACCAGGGTCTTGGCAAAGGCATCCAGCGGCACGCCCGAGAGCGTCACGTCCTCCATCATCTCGCCGGCCGCTTCCGGTACGTCGAGGGTCGGCGGCTTGCGGAAGATCAGGCCAAGCATGGCGGCCAGCGTGCGCCAGGTCGCGCCGAAGAATGGCGTGCGGCCCATATAGGCGGCATATTCCTTGTCGCTCTGGTCCTTCAGGCGAGGCAAATACGCCTCCCCGGCGGCATGCACCGCGCTCTGACCGGCGGCGGCATCGCGGCAGCGTTTCCACTGCGGCACCATCGCCTTATAGTCAGGATGCTGATACTTGACGCCCATTACACTCCGCCTATGGTCACTCGTTGCATTTGGTTGTTGACGATTGGCCAGCGCTTCACGATGAAGTAGCCAGCGGCGTCATTCGGGTGGTCGAAGCCGCCCTTCTTGTCTGGCTCGCCGTGATCGTCATAAATCTGGCGCTCCATGCAGAGGGTGAACTTCTGGCACTTTTGGGTATTGACCAGCAGCCGGCGCTGGCCTGCTGTGTTGCAGAGCATGGCGTTCAGGCTGTTGATGCGGTCTTTCACAGCAGGATTGGACGAATCCACCACCACGGTGAAGCCAGCCTTGCGCAGCAGGGACAGGTCCGATTCGCTGGCGTTGTTGGTCTTCCGGTTCTGGCCGGAGGCATCCGGATAAACCGTGATGTGGTGCGCGCCGTATCGCCCCTTGATCTTCTCGATCATGGCCGGCGTGTCGAAAACCTCTGTGAACTCGTCCACGGCGCGGGGCAGTCCATCGCGCACGACGAACACCACAGCGGCCATCTTGCTGACGTTGAAGTCCATGCCGATGTGCAGCGTGTCGCCTGGCTGGCCATCCTTCGGTGCCAGGACGATGTCGTCCGTGTGGCTCGCGCGACGGTCAAAGCAGTAATAGACGACGCCCTGATAATTCTCGAAACTGGCCTCGTATTCCTGGCGGAACGTCTTGGGGTCCATCTTGCGGCGCGCCGCTTCGATTTCTTCCGCCGGCACGTTGCCGCCCTGCACCGAGGTGTAGAGCCAGCTCTTGTGATCCGGCTCGCGGCCGGCCTGGCCATCCAGATAACTGTCGTAGCAGTGGTTGAAGCCCTTGGGCGTGCCGATGCGCAGGGCATGGCCGCCGACGTATTCCACGCCATCTACCGTGTAACGGCAGGTCGACAGCATCGGGCGCAGGACTTCTTCCCACGCCTCATACGGGCAGTCGGCCCATTCATCCACCAGGGCGAAGAACAGGCCGGAGCCGCGCAGGTTGTCGTATGAATCCAGGCCGACGATGCGCAGGATGTGGCCAGACTTCAGCGTGATCGAGCACTCTGTCTCGTTCGGCTTCAGCGCGCGCCAGCTCTGCGGGATGGCCTGCTTGAGGCGACGCCAGAAGACGCGCTTTGCCTGCTTGAACGTCGGCGCGCAGTACCAGATTTCATCTTCAACGCTGACATTCCACTCGGAAGCCAGGCGCGCCGCGCGGCGCATCTCTGCCTTACCGAGGAACGTTTTGCCGAAGCGGCGGCCGCACACCGCATCGCGGAAGCGGGCCTTCTGCTGCCAGCCCCACACGTAGATGTTCGCCTGCTTGGGCGTAAGCGCTACCGGGCCATCATAGAATCGGCTTTGCTGGGACATCTTCGTCGGGGCTCAATGTGTATTCGGAACGCTGCGGAGGTCCGCCCTCCGGCCCAGCAGGCAGCGCCAGCGGGCTATCCAGCCGGCGGTTCACGTAGACATCGCCCACTTCCTTGGCGGCCTGCTCCAGAATCTGCATGGCCAGCGGGATGTTCCCCTTGCTCTCGGCCTTCTCTGCCATCCGCTCAAGCACGCGCAGGCGCATAGCCCGGTTGGCAATGCCAATCTCGGCCGTCTCTTCCCGAAAACGCTTCCGGGTATCCTCAAATAGCGTGCGCCATTTGATGTTCAGCTGCCGCCCGGCGTACTTCGTCGGGTCGTAGCTCTCGCATTGCTGGCGCGAAACTTCAACGCCAAACTGTTCTTTGACTGATGCAGCAACTTGCGTCGGTTTATCGAAGCAGGCAATCGCCTGCACGATGAACGCCTTTACTTCGTCCTTTAGCGCAGCCATATGAATTGCCTTCCGTCAAGGGCAAGTCAATGTCACGCCGTTTTAAGCAGACAGGTACCGCAAGCCCTCGCAATGTTGATTTTTGCCACCTCCGGCGCATGTGAAGCAGCCTCCACGATCTTGGCGACATCGGGTGTTGCTCCATACCGGCGGACTACACCCACGAATTCCTCGACGTCGTGGCCTTTCAGGAAAAGCCGAGGCATCCCGTCTTTTTTGAAGGCCGGATCGCCAAACATGTCGGTGTCCTGGGCGATGTGATATAGCTCGTGCTCCAGCAGTGAGCAGAATTCCAGATCGCTGCATTGGGCCACATACATGGCATCCAGGGTGATGAGGTATTCCGGCACCCGGCCGAACCAGTGGCGCATCTGCTGCTCTTGACGGCCCTTCTGCCAAGCCCCACAGCGGAAGGTCACTTCCTCGCACTGTCCGAGCACCGTGCGGCCCGCTTTCACGAAGCCGCCAGCAGCCCACAGGTACGCGATATCGGCGTGCTCAAGGTGGGCGTGGTCTGGATTGTGAAGGGGTGCGCCTGGCGCGATGATGTTCGCCTGCACCCAGTCGGGGATATCAAGGGCCGGCTGGAAGGCATCGCTCTCCCCGTCTTCGATCATGGTGATCGGCGGGAGGGGCCGGGCCGGCTGACTGGGTTGCGCTTTTGTCATGGGAAGGTGAGAAGGATGATCGACCCCGCGCCGACAGCACACCGGAGCTGCAACCGGAGAAGGATTCGGCTTCCATATCGTGTCGATCTGCCGGTCATATTTCCGTGTTACCGGCGCGCGGAATTACGTAATCAATGAGAAAGCAAGCTGGGCTGCAGCTGGACTTCCAGTGCGTAGCGCTCTTGCCGCAACACAGGCAACTCTTGCTTGCGCTTGAGCATCAGGTGGGAACCGAACGAGGCGCGCACTTGCGAATTTACCTCTTTAGCAATCAGGTCTTGCATCTGCTGCCAGAGGTTGACCTGCTTGTTTTGCAACTCGCTCCGCATTCTGAAAAACTCGCGAATCAGCGATACTTTGAATTCGACTGCGCGCGGAGCATTGCGCATGAGCAGGATGAGCAAAGAAGCCTGCTGCTCATTGAGCATGACGTACTCAATATCGCCGCCGCCGTGCCGCCCTTTTTGTCTTGGCCGCGTTTGAAACGCGATCAAGCCGAATTCGGTCAGCTGGGACTCATACTTGCGCACGAGTGCCATCACGTTCTTATGCTGGATACCAACACCGCTCGCAATGACTTCGGAGGAGGCCCGCGCTTCGCCATCAACTTCAATGACGAGATCGCCAATATTCATTACGTCATTCATTCGAAACCCCAATAAAAAAGGGCGGCCTCCGAAGAAGCCGCCCTATTGGAAATTTCAAAACTCGCACCGTTTGGCTCGGCATCTGCCGATTTAAGCGTGTCACGAATAAAAAGGCCGAGCCCGAAGGCTGCGGCAAGCTGGTCGGATCAACCAGGGAGGAGACAAGCGAAATCTGGTGGAGCGTGATGGAATTGAACCACCTACGAACTAGCGTGCTTGCGGGTTACAGCCGCACCCCTTACCGGTCGGGCAACGCTCCATGGCGGAAAACTGAAGTCTCGAACTCCAACCGCGTGAGCGGTCCGACTGATTAGCAATCAGCGCCTGCGCCCTGGCAGGTTAGCTTTCCTATAACTGGCGGAAGATGACTGAATCGAACAGTCACCCATCCCTGAGTGCCACGGTTTTCAAGACCGCTTTGCGCCCTGCGCGGCATCTTCCGGTGAAACTGGAGCATCCGGGGGAAATCGAATCCCACTCTGCGCGCCTTGGAAGGGCGGCGGCACGGCCCGCGTGCTCAGATGCATTGAACTGGCATGCCCTGACGGATTCGAACCGCCGCTGCACGGTTTTGGAGACCGGCCGACCACCGCAATCTTTAGGGCAAACGGGAATCTGGTGCCGGAGTACAGCGTTCCGGCTGCGGGTTAAGCGTGACGGGTCACCCCGCTGATACAGCACTTAGCAAGTTAACAATCCGCCTGCGAGGATCGCTGACGGTATTGCGCGGCCAGGTGGATGAGTCCTTGCCACTTCCCCGCTGGCGGTCGGGGCAGATTCGACTTGACGGGCCGAAATGAAAAAGCCCCGCGCGGCGAACCGGGCGAGGCTTTGAATTGTTTCCGTCTTTCCGGATGTCATGCCGCCACACTCCCGCTGTGGCACTGCGTCACGCTTTCGCGCCCCGTGGAATCGAACCACGATCCTTCACCTGATCTCGGCAAGCGAGCGGAATCGAACCGCCTGATCGCTATTGGTGGCCGGTGCTGGACAACCTCCGGCTTGGCGGTAACGTGGGTCGAGCTTCCATCCCCGCCTTCTCCACTACTTGGGTAACCCTTAGCCATCACGTCAGCTCGCGATACTGCTCACCAATATGGATGCCGACTGACTAGGTCCACCATATGGCATCAGCCATACTGCGGGGATTGGTCCCGCTCATCAGTCGGCATGCGTATTGGAACTGAAAACAAAAAAGCCGCACTTCTGTATGAAATGCGGCTTCGTTGTGCCGTCTTTTGCTTTCCTTCAGGCGAGCGAAAACAGCCAGTGACCAGAAGTTTACGGAAATTGCATTCGAGTTGCAACGTTTTTTTTCAGCAGTGGTTCCAAAGCCGCAACAGCGTCGGCGTAGGACTGCGGCAGCTCGGAATTCGGGAAGCCCCAGACGCGGGCCAGGCCGAACTTTTTCTTGATCGCCCACTGGTGGCGCGGCACCAGGCTCTTCATCATGGCGTCCGTGGCCTCTGCGATGGCGTTCTCCTGGCGGGCCAGCGCCGCCTCGGCCTCGCTCTGGCTGGACATGCTCTTGACGCCCAGATCGCGGTCGTCCTTGCGCATCCACTCGGACCAGACGAGCAAGCAGTATTCCATGCCGTCGCGCTGGCGGTCGTTCATCGATTCCACGGGCTTAGGTGCTCGTTTCGCGTTTGCATTGAACATTGGCAGTTCCCTCTCTCTCGGTGTAGTGCCGGCAGCGCCGGCCGTATTTCTGGTTTTTCTTGTCGCAGGTCAGGCGGTTGAAGACCTTGGTTTCGTGGATGCAGCCCTTGCACGTCCTTTCCTCGCGCTCGATGAGCTGTTCCAGCGGGTCGCGGTAGCTTTTGCTGGGCAGCGCCATCAGGCCATCCCCGTGTCCGGTTTGCGGCCGCCCTGGCACAGCCGCATCAACTGGCCCGGGTCGTATCCGGTCAGCGGCTTGAGCGGCGGCAGATAGGCCGGACCGGCCACGGCATGCGCCGAGCGCTTTTGCACCATCTTCCGCCCGTTGTAATTCCGTCCATTGAGCTTGCACTCTTTTTCCAGTGCCTTGACCTGGCGGAAGATGCGGTCGGCTTCCACGCCAAGCAGGTCCGCAATCTCGTGCGTCGTGTACCAGGTGCCGGGCTCCATGACTTCCATGACCATCTCGCTGATGGTGGGCTCTCTGGCGTTCAATTGAGAGCCCTCCCGATGCCCATGGCCTCACCAAGCTGCTCGCGGATGCCGGCCATGGCCTCGACCGTGTAGATCGAATACGCAGCGGTGAGGAAATCGTTAATGGCCTCGTCATCTGTACTGGCTTCAGTCTGGATTGCGATCAGGTCGCCATGCTCTTCCGAGGCAAGGATGATTTTTACGGTGCATTGCATGATTACCCCTTAAATTGTCCGAAAATGACTCCAGCGGCGAATCCGAACGCTGCCGCGATGGCCCCCACCGCCATCAGAACGTCAATCGTGTCCATCACACCACCCCCGTTACCGAGTTGCGCGCGCCGTTGCAAAGCCGCATGAACGCGCCGAGGTCGTAGCGCTCCAACACCTTGGCGACCGGTGGCGTGCGCGGCTGCGCGATGGAAAGTTCCACCGGCCAATAGAGGAAGCTGTCCTTGTAGCCCTTGTTGGGCGTGGCGGTGAGTTCCCCGCGCTCGCGCATCTCTTCCAGCAGGCGGCCGGCAGTGTTGAAGTGGCAGTGCACGCCAGCCACAACGTCGCGGAGGGTGCTGCCGGGGTGCTGGGCCAAGAATGCCTGGATCGTGGCAGAGGTCACGGCGGTCTTCGGCGCGCTCACTTGCGCACCTCGGCCAGCGGCACCACAATGTCGGTCTGATCTTGGCGCTTCACGCAGTAGGTCTTGAGCTGCCAGTCCATCTTGCTTTCCGGATATCCCTCCTGCAGGCAGGCCGAGTGCGCTTCCATGCGCTTGTAGATGGCACCAATGCTGAATGCCACGATGGCGCCGAACGCCAAGATGGACAGGAAGGATGCAACCGGGCCGAGTTCTTTTCCGTCGATTTCGATGTTCATCATGCTGTTCTCCATGTGGTGGTCAGTGTCCGCAAGGCAGTTCGCCTGCGGTGTTGGTCTTGGCTCCGCAGGAAAGGCAGGTGACGCCGGCCAGCGGGCTCTTTTCGGATTTGAAGGGGATCACGCCGACGCCTCCCCAAGGCATCGCGAAAAACACGCCTGGCGAGCCGATGCGCAGCGCATCGTCAACATTGCTGTAGGTTTCAAGCATCACGCACCACCTTTCGGAAACAGGACTTCCCACAGCTTGTCGCCCAGCTCACGGCGCACGCGTGCCTCGGCAACGAACTGGCCCGGGTCAGAGACATTGCACTCGACGCTGAGAATTCCGCGCATCAGTCGGATGGCGTTGGCGATGGCCTCCGCATCCTCCTCGCGCATGTTTTCGTCCAGGACGACGATGAAAGAGTGGATGCGGTCGGTCATGCGGGCTCCTTGATGTTGTGACCTGTCTCTTCTTTCATCGGAAGGCCGGAAACGGGTTTCAGGTCGTAGTCCTTGACGCTGCAAAGCGCCTCAGGAGGCTGGATGCTTTCCGGGATAGACCCGCACCACTCAATCTCCCATGAGCCCGAGTAGTAACGCGATACCTGAAGCACCTTGACGATGCGGCCAATCCAATCCGGCCACATTCCGATCACCACAATGGCGAGATCACCAGGTTTGCAGTTCATGCGCCCTCCCCTGCAATCACAGCCTTGATCTGCCGAGTGGGCCAGCCGGTGGCCTCGCTGATGCGGACCATCACAGAAGCGCTCAAAGGAATGCGACCGTTGCGGATCTTGCTGATGACTGTCGCATAGGTGCCAAGCTCGCGCGCCAGGTCAGCGTCGTTTTTCAGGCCCAGGCGCTCAATCACGTTGTCGATGAGGGTAGCGGCGCTCATGCTGCACCGCCATTCGGATCTTCGGCCAGGCCGCGCCACATGTCGCCGCACGCCTCCGAGTAACTGAAAAATTGCGGTACGCCGTCGCGAACTCGCACAGCCCCTTCGAACTTTTCGCCATTGAAATAATGTCGCAAGACAAACTGATCTTCTACGTTGCCCGGCCAAAAATGCAAAATGTCGTACTCGCCCGGAAGTGACGGTAGGCCTGATTTCCACTCAGTCAATTTCATCTATCTCTCCTTGGTTAATTCGTCTGTCCCAGCAGGTGGCGCAAGGACCACTGCAGGGGGCTCAATACTTCGTGATTCATGTTCGGCGGCAGCGAGAACTTGCGGCGCGCCACTTGGCGGTCAGGGTCGCGGTTCACTTCGAAGGGCTTTTCACCGGGGGCCCAGTAGCGGAAGCTTTTTCCTCCTTTCACCCGGGGAAGCTGGTCCATGCGGCCCATGTATTCGATGGCCGACTGAACCCGCTGGCTGCTCAAGTTGCACCGGGCCAGCACGCGGTCTCGCAGCACCGAAACCGTCAGGCCGCCTTCCGCCTGCAACTCTTCGATAATCAGCGCCTGCAGTTCGCCGGGCTTCATTTCGTGCTGGTCAATGGTCTTGGTGTCCACGGTGCCCCCCTGTTACGCTTGCTGCAGTTGCATGCCATTTGCAGCAGGCATGCTGTGGAACAGCTTGGCCATGTCCTGCATACCGCCAGAACGATGGGTGTCCTTCACGCGCTTGATGGCGCGGCTGGATTCTGCCTGGGTGCAGTAGCGCAGCTGGATGCGGTAGAGGTCACGGGCTTCGCGCAGCACGATCAACTCGGCCGCGTAGCAGGTCGACGTGCCGCGCTGGATCATCCGGCGGGCAATCTCCCGCAGCGCCTCTTGCGCGCGCTCGAAGTCCGGAACGAAGTTCGGGCAAATCTGCAAGTCGGCCAGGGCCATGGCAATGTTCATCGCGCTGGCCACCATGTTCCAGTCGTCGCGCGTGGCCACGCCCTGGCGCAGCAGGTCGAGGGCGTCGTCCACCGGCTTGATGAACGCCTCCTGCTGGCCGAGCAGCAGCGTGTGCGCGCCGGCGATTGCCCAGTCCATGCAATTCGGCATCACGCCCTTGGGCTTGTATGCTTTATTCCTTGTCTTCTTTGCCATTCTTTTTCTCCAACCAGTTGATCCGCTTTTCAATCTCTTCCGCTGCTGCCCTCTGGAACTTCACGCACTCTCTTTCCGCCGTCATGCTTCGGTAGTGCGCCTTGCTCCGCTCCAGGTCACACAGGCTGAAGCCATGGCGCGCCATCTTCTGGCTGCCCGGGCTGTCACCGGATGTCATGTGGGAGCAGTCCAGGCATTTCATGCCTCAGCGCCGGCCAGCGCCTCGTCGGCAAACTTGATCTGGATCAGCGTCAGGGACTTGTCACCGCGCTTCTGGCGCGCCTTGATCTTCCTGGCCCAGTACTTGTGATCCGTCTTGCTGGTGGCGCTCTTCACCACGCCCTCCGCCCCGTAGTCCTTCACCAGCTGCGCCGCCTTCTCGCGAGAGAGGCCGGTCTTTCCAGGCTCAGGAAGCGCCAGAACAGGCTTCGGAATGTCGCGCCACTCCCCCTTGTCGAGTTGCTCGTCAAGGGCGCGTTCCCACCGGTGCTTGATCTGCGAATAGGTCATCTGGTCGAAGTCGTAAGCCATCGGCGTAGCGGCCCAGAAAATGGCCGGATGGGACCATTTGCCCATTTCCCCACGCTTACGGGCTTCGATGCCCGCCAGAGCTTCGTAATAAGCCGCTACAGCCTCCACTGTGGGCTTGCATAGGCGGATGAACTGCGGAAGGCTCGGAGGCCAATCCAGGGTGTCCAGCTTCGCCACGCCGGCCTTCAGTTGTTCGCCAGTCAGGCCGGCCAGCTTTTCAGCCCAGTGGCGCTTCAGGCCTTCGGGGTCAATGCCCTTCCACTGGTCAGCGAACTTCGCGCCGTAGGCGAAGGTCATGCGCTGGAACAAGCTCTCGATCCAGTGGATCGGAAGTGCCGCCGCGCTAGTTGATGTCAATGAGGGTTCGCTGTTCATGGTTCTGTCCTGTCAGTGCTGCGTAGGTCTCTCGCCTGGATTTGTCTTTCGCCGATTCGTATTGGCCAGGTGGCGAGGCACGGGCCTGCTGTGGAGAAATCCAGTCGGGATTGAATCCAGCCCATCCCCTCTCGCAGCAAATGCGGATTCCTTGATCGGGGGTCATCCCGGCTTTTCTGATGTTCCGCAAGACGCCATCGATTCCGGTCTTCGTCGGCTTGGCCCTCTTGGCCTTCCGCACCTGCAGCCAGTCAGCGGCTACTTGCTGGTCAACGCCCGCCTCGATCAAAGCAGCTTCCGCCGAATAGGCGGGAGCAACGGGTTTCGCCTTTTTCGCCGAAGGCGATGTATTAGGAATCGGTGAATCAGGAATCAGAGAATCAGGAATCAGAGAATCAGGGTGTTCTTTAACTGTTAAAGAATCGTTAGAAGACTGTTTTGCTTCTGTTATTGGTGCGTCTTTTAACGAGACTGCGCCAGTCGTGTATCCGTTTTTTCCACGTTCATGAACCCACAATTTGCCGTTTTGATCCGGCAAATCGCTGTCTTTTTCGGTCCCATGAGGGGTCTGGTGCTTGGGGAAGCTGACGATGTGGATCACCTTCACGCCGGCCGCCTCGTACCGCTGGATGAATCCCTCGGTGCACAAGGTGTCGAGCATGACCTCAACATCGGTAGACCGGTCATAAGGCAGCGCCTGCACAGCGATGCGATTTGGCCGATCTTCAAGCCGTCCCTCGCGGTCTGCGAGCATCCACAGGTAAATAAACAGCAGGCGCGTCAATGGCGGCAAGGACGCAAGATCCTCGTTCACCATGATCGCCGGCTTGATGTTTCGTGCGCGAGCCATGCTAGACCCCCATTGCCGAACGCATTTCCTGTTGCCAGGCTGTCCAGTTGCGGGCATTCAGCGTGATGCTTTTCATCTCGCTGATCTCCAACCCGGCGTGATAGCCCTCTTCCAGGAGGCGGAGGCATTCGACCTGGTTCACATAGGTGAATCTGTTGCGCGCGATGCCTCGAATGTAATAAAGGTCGCGCTTCCAGTCGGGCTCGGATGCCATGCGGCAAATACCGCCGATCTTGCCGAATGCAATTGCCACGCTTTCATGGGTGAACTTCCCATCGCCCTCTTCCAGGTAATTGGCGCATGTATCGATAGCCGCGAGAACTTGCTGAAGGCCGAACTTTTCAATGACCTTCTTCAGCTGTTTTTCGCCGTGATCGTTCAGCGAATATCCTGGGACCAGGTTATGCCAGGCCTCAGATGCCGCTGCGAAAGCGACGTCATCAATGTCCCGCATCCCCTCGCGCCATGCCAGCATCTGCTCCAGCTGCTCGCGGCGCTGGTTGAGTTCTTCGAGTTGCGCGCGCTGCTTCGCCATTACCGAATCGTCGGACAAAAGGCGATCGCTCTTGCCGCCGTTGCATTCAGCGCAGGCAGTGATGTAATTCAGAATGTCGTTCTCTCCACCCTTGCTAACCGGGTGGATGTGGTCAACGTGCAAAATCACTTCTGGCGCGCAACGTCCGCAGTATTGGCACTTGAAAGAGTCCCGTTTGAAGACTTCGAAGCGCGTCTTCTTGCTGATATTTTTTCTGGTTGCCATCAGACTGCCTATCCTTCCGCGTGCTTAGCACGCAAGTCCTTCAATTTCAGTTGGTAGAGCCGGCGGATGGTCCGCAGGTCGTCGTGGGTCCACTTCGGGCTTGATTGGTCGGCCTCCAGGGCTTCCAGCGCGGCCAGACCGATGCGCTTCTCTACGCCGGCGCGGAATGCTTCGCGCGTGGTGCCGCCAGGGCGATTGCAGTTCTTTCGCTGGGCGAAGCAGTTGCGCTCATCGAACCGGAGATGTGGTGCGGCGCCGCGGCTGATGTAATGGCCAGCATCAACAGATCCGCCAGGACGCTGTGGCTCGAAAGGCTTGCCGCAATCGATGCAGCCATGGCCGGCCAGTACGTCGCGCGCGCGGATATATGCGTTGAAGGCCACCTGTGCCTCGGCAATCAGCTGGCCGTAGGACTTCATCGCCTCACGCTTGGCGCGGTCGACCACGCGATCCGCCCGCATCGCCTCCCGCTCGCGCTTCTCGCGCTGGCGCTTGGCCCACTCAATCGCGCACGCCGGCGAGCAGGCTACGTGCGACATCGAAAGCTTCACGTACTTGGCCTTGCAGACCTTGCAAGAAACCTTTTTCGGCTCGCGCGGCTTGTCTGACTTCTTGCGGGTGAGTTGGGAGCGGGAAATCACGTCGGCTCCACGTAGACAGAAGCCATCATCTCGATCTGCTCGGCTGACATGGCCGGCCAATACTTGGCAGAGACGTGCGCGCACATGGCGCCGATGACCTGGCGAAACTCTCCCTCTTCCATCGACTCGAAAGACAGGGAAACTGGATTGCGGATCTTGATCTCGCCCAAGCCGGGGATTTCAGCGACGACTTCCTCACAGCCAATATTCCCCTCGCGCTGCAGCTTCTTCAGCACGTCATGCGGGCCCATGCCTTCAAAGGCGCCGATGTTCTCGGCCAGCACGATGCCCAGTTGATGGGCCAAGCGGTGGAACTTCGGATTGCGCGGCTTGCGGATCTCGGCAAAGAGAATGTCACCCAGGTGGTACTTGCGGGCGCGCAGGCGCTGCTGGCTGATGCCATCGGCAGGAACGAGGCAGCCCTTGTGCACGCGCAGGGCGATGCGCTCGGGGCGGCGCTTGGAGTGGATCATGCTGCCTCCCCGGCGAACAGGTCGAGTTGCGGCACAGGAATGGATGCATCGGCCTGCTGCTGCGCCACTTCGTCGCATTCATGCTGGATGCGCGCGCGAGCAATCTGGAAATACTCCGGCGTCATGTCGATGCCGATGAAGCTGAAGCCTTCGCGCATGCATGCTTTTCCGGTACTGCCGCTTCCCATGAATGGGTCCAGCACCATGCCACCTGGGGGAGTGACCAGACGGCACAGGTAGGCCATCAGGTCGGTCGGCTTCACGGTCGGGTGATGGTTTTTTCCAGTGGCGGCCGGCTTGCCATCGATGCGCGTGTCGTTGTCTTCCATGCGGCGGCCTCGATGTTGGCCGTATGGATCAGCTGTCACGGTCGGCAGGTGACCAAGTCCTTCGTCCCTGTCTCGCTTACTTGCCTTTGCGCAATAGTAGAAGCGTGCTGCGCTACCGGTGTCCAGTCGGCGCGCTCCCGGCTTCATCTTGAAGCCGACGGCGCCAGTATTCAGGGAATTGGCGCTCGCTTCATCGCCTCGGCCACGGCGCATTTCCCCATACACGTTTTGAGTCTTCCGTGCCTCGCTGTTCGTGCTCGCATCAGCCATCTGGCCTGGCGCGTCAGGGAATGCCGCCAGCACCTCCGCGCTGCCGTCGTGGATCACGTTGGCAGGCCAGCGGCCAATTTCGCTCGGCTGCCAGTTGTTCTCCCTTTTGTTCAGCCTCCAGCCTTCCGCCTGGGTCGGATTGCCGAAAGGCACGGGCTTGTCGCTTCCCTCTACGCGGCACGCATCAATGTTGATCGCGCCGGTGCCGTGCGCCAGCACGTTCTCGGCAACGGTCCCGATCAGCGGCTTGCGCGCCACGCAGATGGGTTCGTGCGCGGGCTTCAGGGCGGTGCCCCAGCCTTGCCACTCGGCGGCCGCTTCGGTCCCGGCAAAATCCATCTTGGCTAGGTTGCGCGATTTCGGGAAGCCCGATCCGAACAGCCACATGATCTGGTCGCGCACTTCGAAGCCAGCATCCTCGATGCCGCTGGCCATGCGGTGATAGGTCCGGGCCGATGCGAAGCACAGCACATAGCCACCCGGCTTCAGCACGCGGAAGGCCTCGCGCGCCCATTCCTCGCTGAATTGCTGGAAAGCGCGCATGGCGGATGGCGTGAGCTCGTACTTGCCGGCCTCTGCCGCCAGTGATTTGTGGCCACCATTGGGGCCAGCATCAGGGGCATGCGAAGCGAAGCCTCGCCGGCGCGCGGCACGGGCTTCGATATCAGCACCATCCCAGGCCTTACCCATGAAGCGGATACCGTAGGGAGGATCGGTGACCACGCTGTCGACGGACGAGTCAGGCAGCTGGCGCATGATTTCCATGCAGTCGCCCAGGTAGAGGGCAGCATCGCCAATAATCACGGGGCTCACGCAGCCACCTCAGTGACTTTTGCATACTGCACAGGCATTTCAAGCATCTGAGCGATATGACGCTCCAAGGTCGCGCCGCGAGAATTCTCCCAGCCTGGCAGCAGCAGGATCTGGTCGCATGTGACCAGTTGCGCAATGTCGAGGCGCATGCAGGCAACCCAGCCGGCAGTCGAGTCAGCGTTGATTTCGGCTGGGTTCACCACGTCATAACCCTGCGCGCGAAGTTCGGCGGCGGCAGCGTGGAACGCTGGAAAATTCAGTTCAGGCAGCCCAGACATTGGGCCGGCGATATAGATGCGCTTCATGCTGCCAACCTGTAAGTTTTGATCTCATGCCCGCGCGTCTGCGGGGAAATGGCCAGACGGGAGCCGTCGCGCACGATCCAGCCGTTTTTCTTGGCGGCGGTCGGGATGACGCCCCAAGCCTTGTTCGACACCGGGCAGAGTTCCGGGCGGTGGTGCTCGACGTAGATGCGAAAGTCCTCGATGGCGAAGGCCTCGGTGCGGACCATCAGCCAGTCATGGAAGACGGGGAGGATGTTATCCAGCCAGCAGTCGCCAGCAGCGGCCACGGCCAGGGCGATGCCCTCTTCACCCTTCTGGCGGCCGCGCGAAGAAAGCTCCTTGAGCATGGCCTTGCTGGGGACCTTGCTGATGTCGATGGTGGCGGTCATACGCCCTCCGCCTTCATCGCAGCTTGGAAAAGGGACAGCAGCTCGGGCATCTTCTTGGTCAGTTCGGCCATTGCGCGCTTGCGTTTCGCATCTTCATCGGCCAGATACTTGTCCACCAGAAAGTAGATGGGCGTCATGTCGCCGGTCGCCTGCAGATACTTTTCGAGGTCATCCACCGACATGCGGCGCGGGTCGTCCGGGTTTCCCGACAGCTTGCGCGACAGGTCCGACTGGCTCATGTCCATGTCCGCCGCAATCGTCTTCAGCGGGTTGCGGTGCGTGTAGGCGCCTTGGCGGATGCAGTCCAGCAGACCGGTGAATCGCTCGGTCAGGCCGGGGGTGAAATCGAGTGTCAGCTGGGTAGTGGGTTGAAGCGACATGAGACTTTCCTCTAGTTGCCGGTACGAAAAATTCGAAAATAAAAGGCATCAGGAAGATGCCTTGAAAGATTTAGGCGGAGCGAGAAGCCATGATTTCGTCGCGCACGCGCTTGGCACGGTCCATGGTTTCGAACGAAGTGCGGCCGCCGCGCTCGCCCTTCTCAAGCTGGCAGACGTAGGCCTGGGAGATTTCCAGCTTCGCGCCGACCTCGGCTTGAGTCAGGCCGATTTCGCGCAGGCTTTTGATGATGTCGGAGAGGGTTTCCATAGCGATGCGTGGTTATTCGTGTACCTCCAATATAGCCTACGCTATAGCCAAAACGCAAGGCATTATTAGCGCAGGCTATATACGAATTTGTTATAACTACCGCTATGAATAACCTCGGAAACAAAATCAAAACCCGCCGCCAAGAACTGGGCCTGGACCAGGTCCAACTGGCCAAGCGCGCGGGCATATCCCAGCCAACCCTAGCCAATCTGGAATCAGGGAAGAACAAGCGCAGCAAGTTCTTGCCGGAGATCGCGCAGGCGCTGGGCATGTCGTTGGCCGAACTCATGCAAGACGAGCCGGCGAACCTCCCGCTGAATTACACGCCGGTGATTGAGCACGACCCGGACAACGATGAATTTGCTGAGATCAGAAAGGTGAAATTGCGCTTGTCAGCTGGAATCACGGGATTCGACGCCATACCGGACATCGAGGACGGCAGGCCGATTACTTTCCGCAAGGAATGGCTCATCAAGAAGGGGTACGCCGCCGAGAAGCTGATTGCCATCGGCGTGAAGGGCGCGAGCATGGAGCCAACGATGTCGGGCGGGGATACGGTCGTCATTAACATCGCAGACACCATTCCCAAGGATGGCAAGACCTATGCGGTCAACCTGGATGGCGAGGCGGTCATCAAGCGCATGAGCCGCCGCTTTGGCCGCTGGTTCCTGGTGTCGGACAATCCCGACCAGCAGCGCTACCACCCGCACGAATGCACGCAGGGAAACTGCATCGTGATCGGACGCGTGGTCATGCTGCAGCGGGAAGATTTCTAATTTAATAACAGGGGATCGGGGATGAACGGCAACAACAAGAATGCCAGGAAGGTATTTGGCGTCATCATAGTGGCCGGGGTTCTTGCAGCGCTGTACGGAGCCGCAAGCAACTCGCCGCCGCAAAGCGCGCTCGGGACGGTACCAGCTTCTACGCAAGCCTCGGCTGCACCTGCGCCCGCACCAGCACCAGAAGAGCCGCCCATGACCAAGGCGGAGGCCGCGCAAGCTCTGTCCACCTATATGCTCCAAGTGCATGCCCAGTTCTTCGCCAACTCGGTCTTGCAGCAGGTGATTCATGGGCGCATCCGGCAGGCACTAGAATTCCGCGACCTCGCCAAATTCCAGAAGGGAGCCGAAGACCTGAAGGAATCTGTCATGGCCATGCAAAACCGCGTGACCATGCTGCCCTACCCCAACAATCTCGAAGATCAGGACCAGGCCGCCTTTGATCAGGTTGCAGAACGCGTCTCGGATGTCACAGGTGGCATGGTCGAAATCGCCGTTGATGTGGCAGCCGCCGCGCACACCGGCTTGGATTTCACCAAAGAGGCAGAGAAGGATGCCCGCGAGCTGGAGAAGGCCAGCGCAGCCATGCGCAAGGCCGCCATGGCGGCATATAAGCAATTCGGCATCGCCGCCAGCAAGATCGACAAGAAAGACCTGACCATCATAGACAAGTAGCCACTTCCAGCACCGCCAACCAGCCGCCTCCGGGCGGCTTTTTTGCGCCCTCATTTTCTATATTCCAAAGCCAGCTAGAAAGGCATTTGCATATTACCCATTGATATAGCCAAGGCTATAAATAACTATAGCCTTTTGTATAGCTTGCGCTATACTTCAATCCATCGCAGCACACAACGAGATGGAGGAAGAAATGATCAAGCACAGCAAACAGCAATGGGTAGTCGGCCAGTTCGTCAAGGTCGGTTTTGTGTCCAACCTGATGGTGGTTGCGGCCATGCCGACACCTGGCGACAACGCACCGGATGCATACCTGCTGTCGCGCAATGATCAGTTCTACTCCTTCGTTCCGCACAACGGCCTGACCAAGATCACCACCGAAGAAGCACGCACCATGGTGGCAGAAGCTAAGGCACAAGCCGCCCGCGCCGAGAAGAAGGCAGCAGAACAAGCCGCCAAGACCCTGGCGCACATCGCGCTGGTCAGCGAACTGGCTTTCGGCTGATCGGGTGAGTGCCATGCAAGGACTCGCCCGCGCCCAGCACCACTACGATCGCATGGAGCCGCTGAGCCGCGATCCGGTCGACCTCTCTTCCGCGCAGATCGAAAAGCACATCAAGCTTTTCGCCGAGAGCGAAGAACCGGCCAAGGATTACCTCGTGAATCGCGGCGTTTCCGCTGAATCCGTTGGCGACTGCGCCGACCTGCTGCGCGAGCTGGCCGTGCAATACGTTCGCGGCAATGGTGCCAATTCTTACTTCTGGAAGCTGATGGAGCGCTTCGCAACGACCATCGAGACCGAACTGCGCGCCACCAACCCGCTTGACCGCATGTTCAGCAATCCCATGCAGCAACTGGACGCGCTCGGCATCGGCGCTTTCTGACCACCAATCACAGGGGAATTGAGATGAGCAAGCAAAAGTACAACGTCTTCTTTGAATGCGCCGAATTGCAGCATGGTGATTTCGTTCAAGTGGAGGCTGAATCGGTCACTGACGCTGAGGATTTGGCAGAAAACTACTGCGGATTTCACGACCTTACCTCAGTGCGCATTTCGGCTGTTGTTCCCGCCTGACCACCACCACGCATAGAGACAGGAGCCCCGCAATGATCCGCCTGATCAAAATCTGGATCCACCGCGCCAGCATCAAGGCATCGGAAAGCATGCTGTTGAAGGCCACATCGGAAGAGCGCGCGGTTCTTCTGCGGGACATCGCGGTGAGCCGGCTGCGGCTGTCGCAGTTGGAGGGCTGATTTTTCTGGCCAGCGCCCCGGTATCACAGCGGCACCTGTGAGTAGACCGCCCTGGCGTCGATAAAGGCCAGGGTCAACATCAGAGCGGGAGCGCACAAGTAGGCGCACTGCTGGCCACAGTGGGAAGGCACCGGACTTTGTAAGCCGGCGAGCCACGGGGTAACAGACTTCCTCGCCCAGTCGGTACCCAATCCGGCCCGCTCTGATGTTGGCGCGAAACATTCCTTTGCTGTTGAAACATGCAGCGCAAGCAGAAGCGCTCGGCCAGGTTGGATGACCTGGTCGCCCTACTAAGAGAAGAGAACGATGAGCCATTTGCATTTGATTGACTGGCGCGCACGTGTTGACAGCGGCAAGCGCCGCCCAGCCGTCCGCCGCTTCGTGCGCCGTGTAGCACGCGCTGCCCTGTTCATCGCAACCATCGGCTATCACCTGATGGCTGCATTCGGCGGCCTGTGCTTTGCTGCGCTGTTCCTCAAGAGCTGCGGGGTGGCGTGATGGCACTGACCAAGGACGAACGGCGGGCGCTGGAGTACGCACGTGAACGAATTGCCAAAGGTGGGGATTATTACATCTGCAACCGCCTCGATCAGGCCGCTGAAAATGCCATCTGTTCATGCGCCGAATCTGAACGAATTCAGGCGCATATTCAGAAGCTACTCGAATACAGATCAACCCTTTATAGCTGGCAGATCCTTGTCGGATTTCCAGACCGAGGAGCCGACCAGCGCCGCGCCGACCGCCTCGCATGGATCGACTGGATGCTGGGGAAGCCGTTGCCGGGGGAGGCAGTAGAGATCAAATGGAAAGCAGTCGGATACAAGGTCGAGGAGTGTGAATATTGCGGGCGATCCTTCAGGGTCGTGTGGGCCGAATTTCAACAGCGGTATCTCATCTCGGAGTTGAAAGAAACGGGCGTTGTTGCGGCCTTTGCAGTGCATAAGCGCGACGAAGTTGACGCCGCCATCGTCGCCCACGTGTGGCCAGCAGAGAAGAGCGAGGTGGTGTGATGGCGGACGAAATGAAGCGCGACGGCCTTGCTTATCCGTGGGGCATCAAGACCGACGAGTTCATGCGCAAGATCGATGAAACCGGCGGCTGGCCTCTGGATTATCAATTCGTCGGCTTTGCGCATACGACCGAGCGAGAAGCAACGTTTCGCAATTCCAGCATGAACACAGGCTGGTGGACGTTCCTGTATTCGGCGGACGACTACTACACGTGGAAGCTGAGCCCGGCCGCATTACAGCGGATTGCCGATGCGATCTACCGGCAACTGAGTATCGCCCGCCCTGATGTGACCAAGCTGCGACTTAAGACAGAACGCGGCAGCGATATGGAGCGCACAAAGTGAAAGCCATCTACGCCGCCGCCCTGCTCGGTGCTTTCTTCCTCTCAATGGCCCTGCCACCTCACGAGGCAAAGAAAGAAGCAGAAGCACAACGCGCAAGGCTTGCTCCATTCGCAGTGCGCATTGCAAACCAACTACCTGACCCGGCTATCGCAGCAATGCTGCCGCCGGCCCAAAACAAAGACTGAGGATAGACATGGAACAACAGAACGCCCTTGCCGTTCGCACCGAGTTCGGCGGCACGAATACCACGCTGGCAGTGCAGGAAACTTCGTCGGCCGCTGTCGCCGCGCAGGCCAAGGCCATGGTCGAGGCCCGCTATGTGATGGCGATGCAGCGCCCGCGCAACTGGGACCAGGTGCGCTTGGACCTGCTGCGGGAATGCCGCCGCCCTTCTTTCGCCAACAACAAGAGCGCCTTCTACCGCAAGCCAATCGGCAATGGCGTCGAAGGCCTGGGCATCCGGTTTGTGGAAGTCGCCCTGCGCTGCATGACCAACGTGCTGATCGAGACCACCATGATCTTCGAGGATGCCACGAAGGAAATCCACCGCGTATCGGTCACCGATCTGGAATCCAACGTGACATATCCGCTGGATGTCCGCGTTTCCAAAACGGTGGAGCGCTCCAAGCCTCTGGATGACGGAAGCTATATCTCGGCACGCCTGAATAGCTATAAAAAGATGGTGTACACCGTTCCGGCCAATGACGACGACCTGCTGAACAAGCGCGCCGCCCAGATATCCAAGGCCATCCGCACGCTGGGCCTGCGCATCATCCCCGGCGACTATCAGGACGAGGCCGAGGCGATCATCAAGCAGGTCCGCATGGACGACGCCGCGAAGGATCCCGACGCCAAGCGCAAGTTCATCAACGACGAATTTGCGCGCATCGGCGTGAAGGCGACAGACCTGACCGAATACCTGGGGCACGGCCTGGACTCTTGCACGCCGGCCGAGCTGGTGAACCTGACCGCCCTCTGGAGCGCCATCAACGATGGCGAGGCCACCTGGGCCACCGTCATGGAGAACAAGGCAGAGCAGGATTCCAGCGGCAAGCCAGCGGCGGCAGGGTCAAAGCGCCCCGAGATTCCGGCCTGCACCGAGGAGGAATTCAAAGAGAACACGCCCGAGTGGCGCGAGCTCATCCTCAGCAAGAAGAAAACGCCGGCGGCCCTGATCGCCATGATCAAAACGCGGGTTTCACTGACCGAAGACCAAGAGCTGACCATCAATTCTTGGAGTCACGAGCAGGATTGATCAGCACCACCGCCAACCATCGAAAGGATAAATCGTGGAAGTCTTGAACGTTACGCAAGGGTCGCAGGAATGGCTGGATGCCCGCCGCGCCTATCACACCGCATCGGAAGCGCCGGCCGCCATGGGGCACTCCAAGTACATGTCCCGCACCAAGCTGCTGGCTAAGAAGACTGGCGTTGGTGAGGAGCATATCGATTCCCACAAGCAAGCGCTGTTTGATCGCGGCCATGAGGCCGAAGCGCTGGCGCGCCCCTTCGCCGAGAAAATCATCGGCTCCAAGCTGTATCCGGTCACCGCCGTTGCGAATGTGGACGGCATCCCCCTGCTGGCCAGCTTGGACGGCTGCACGATGAGCGAGTCGACCATCTGGGAACACAAGCTGGCAAACCAGGCGCTGCTGGAGGATGTTGGGGCTGGCATCCTTGATCCGCATTACTCGATCCAGTTGGACCAGCAACTGCTGGTATCCGGTGCCACCCGCTGCCTGTTCACGGTATCGGATGGCACCGAAGAGAACATGGCGCACATGTGGTACGAGCCGGACCAAGAAAAGTTCGCCCTGCTGGTGGCCGGCTGGAAGCAGTTCATCACGGACATGGAGACCTTCGTCCCGCCCGAGGCCGAGAAGGTGCTGGCCGCCGAGCCGGTGCTGGCGCTGCCGGCCGTGGCCGTGCAAGTCTCCGGCCAGATCGAAGTGCGCCAGAACTTCAAGACCTTCGAAGCCGCTCTGCGCAACTTCCTCGAAAGCAGCCTGATTCGCGAGCCCCAGACAGATCAGGACTTCGTGGACCTGGATGGCCAGATCAAGATGATGAAGGAAGCCGAGGCCGCGCTGGATGCCGCCGAGGCGCAGATGCTGGCGCAGATCACCACCGTGGACGAGGCCAAGCGCCAGAAGGACATGCTGGCCAAGCTGCTGCGTGACAACCGCCTGATGGCCGAGAAGCTACTGGCCAGCGAGAAGGAGCGCCGCCGCGCCGAGCTGATCGAGACCGCCCGCAAGGCCATGACCGCGCACGGCGAGGCCCTGCAGTCGGAAATCCAAGGCGTGCGCCTGGCCGTGGCCATGCCCGACTTCGCCGGCGCCATCAAGGGCCTGAAGTCGCTCACCAGCATGAAGGAAAAGCTGGACTCCGCACTGGCGAACGGCAAAGCCACCGCCGACATGGCTGCCGCCGACATCCGCAAGAAGCTGGCCTGGGTGGCCGAGCACGCCGACGAGCACCGCGCCCTGCTGGCCGATCTGCAGCAGCTGGTGGCCAAGCCGATGGAAGATTTCCAGCTGGTGGTGACCACGCGCATCAAGGAGCACCAGCAGCGCCAGGAGCAGGAGCGCGAACGTATCCGTGCGGAGGAAGCGGCACGCTTGGAGCGCGAGGCAGCCGTCCAGCAGCAGAACATCCTGGCCGAGAAGGCTCAGGAAGCCGAGGCAGCCGCGCAAGCGCCGCGCACCGTGGCAGCGCCGGCCGCCGCACCTGCACCCGTGGCCGCCGCGGGCCGCCGCGAACCATCCGGCCAGCCGACCCTGCGCCTGGGCCAGATCTGCGAGCGCATTGCCCCGCTGTCGATCACAGCTGATGGCCTGGCCGCCCTGGGCTTCGTCCATGCCGGTACCGACAAGGCTGCAAAGCTCTATCACGAGTCCGAGTTCCCGGCCATGTGCTACGCCATCAGCAACCACGTTCTCTCCGCCATCAACCAACGAAAGGAAGCAGCATGACCACCGAAGCCATCCAGCGCCAGATCACCATGCAGGCAGTGGAGTCCAAGCAACTCGCCTCTATTGGCCACCACGCCGAATCCAACACCCTGGCCATCCAGTTCAAAGGCTGGGACGGCAAGCCCGGCAGCGTCTACCACTATGCCAACTTCACGGCCGCCGACTTCAAGGCCTTCCAAGATGCCGAGTCCAAGGGCTCGTTCTTCGGCAAGAACATCAAGAAGAACACCGAGAAGTACCCGTACACCCGGATTTCCTGACCACTCCCCCTGCCCGCCGCCCCAGCGGGTCGCCCTGGCACGAGGGCCGGAAATACTCTGCCACCTACAACCAAAGGACCGACATGTTCAAGAACGCGCAAATCTACCGTCTCACGAAGAACTGGGCCATCACCGCCGAAGGCCTGGCGCTGCACCTCGCGCCGCAGACATTCACGCCGCTGGGCAGCCTCGACATGCAGTGCATGGGCTGGGTGCCCGCGCGCGACAGCTCCAACGGCTTCGTGCATCTGGTGAATCGCCAGTTCCTGCTGCGTCTGCAGACGGAAAAGAAGATTCTGCCGTCGTCGGTCATCAACCAGGTCACCCGCGAGCGCGCCAAGGAGCTGGAAGAGCAGCAAGGCTTCCCGCCCGGTCGCAAGCAGACCAAGGAACTGAAGGAGCAGGTCACTGACGAGCTGCTGCCGCGCGCCTTCACGCGCCTGTCCAGCATGTGGGTCTGGATCGACCCTGTGAACGGCTGGCTGGTGGCCGACAGCAGCAGCCCGGCCAAGGCCGAGGAAGCGCTCAAGCTGCTGTTCAAGGCTGTGCCGAAGTTCCCGCTGGAAACCGTGCGCACCGTGATGTCGCCGGGCGCGGCCATGACCGACTGGCTGGCAAGTGATGAAGCCCCTGACAGCTTCACCGTGGACCAGGATACCGAGCTGCGCTCCACCGCCGAGAGCCGCGCAACCGTGCGGTACGTGCGCCACACCCTGGAAGCTGACCAGATCCGCCAGCACATCGAGACCGGCAAGCAGTGCACGCGCCTGGCGCTGACCTGGGCAGACAAGATCAGCTTCACGCTGTCCGAGAACCTTTCCATCAAGAAGATCACGCTGCTGGACGTGCTGAAGGAAAACCACGACATCAGCGGCAAAAATGCCGACGAGCGTTTTGATGGCGATTTCATGCTTTTCGCCGGCGAGATGGCCAAGCTGCTGTCGGCTCTGGTCTCTGCCCTGGGCGGCGAGCTGCCGGACAACATCGAACGCGACGGCCAGGGCCGCATCACCGAAGAGCCGCATGACCTGGTGTCGGCGCCGGCCAGCAGCGACGACGAACTCTATGACCAGGCCGTAGCCGTGGTCCTCAAGCATCGCCGGGCTTCGATCTCACTGGTGCAGCGCCACCTGCGCATCGGCTATAACCGCGCGGCTCGCCTGCTGGAGCAAATGGAACAGAACTGCATCGTGTCGGCCATGGGGCAAAACTGCGACAGAAATATTCTGGTGACCGAATGATTACCAACCCCATCGCCTGGCCTGAAGCGCAGCGCATCTGCGACATACCGGAGGTGCGCGAAGCACTGGACAAGTTTGCGATGGACGCGTGCGAAGAGAACATGCTGACTATGGTCAGCGCAGTCATGGGGCATGCGGTCACCCAAGGAAGCGCAGCAGGGCTGGAGGAAGCGGCGAAGTTCTTTGACGTGAACGACACAAGCTTATTTTGGGGAAGCCAAGCAGCCGGTAATATCCGCGCCCTATCCCCCACCTCCTCTGATGCAGGGAAGGATGATGCACGGGATGCTGCGCGGTATCGGTGGCTGCGTCATGCGGATCTTGATGCGCTTGCTGCCGCTAACTGGAAAGATGGTGAAGTTTACGAAGGCGATGAATTCGACGCTGCCATTGATCAAGCAATGTCCTCCCTGGAGGTAATTGGGAAGGGAGAGAAGGGATGAAAGCAAAACCGGTAAAGCTGGTACTAGGAGAAGGTTATCAGTCATGCGAAGTTCATGAAGCTACCCATGTGCAACTGAAAATTCCAGGCCCGACTGGAACGTTATTTTTGCCTGTGATTCTGCGCGGTACGCGAGATGGCACAAATTGCTGGTCATGGAATGGAAGTACGGACGCTCCGACATTGCGCCCCAGCGTTTTGACACAAGGGCATTGCGAGACGGGCGAATTTCGCTGCCACTCATGGATTAATGACGGACATGCTCAGTTCCTGGATGACTGCTCGCATGAAATGAAGAATACGACTGTCCCTCTGCTGGACATCAATGGGAGCCAACAATGACCATGACAACCGAGAAGCTGGCTGAATTGAAGCGGCTCCATGCAGCCATGACCAACTGCGATATGTATGGCGAGGATGGCGCTGCCAAAGGCGTCATGGTTCCGCAATCGCTGCTAGATCAGTTTGAACGCGCCCTAGCAGAGCGCGCACTGGAGCCGCAAGGGCAGGCGTCAGATATGGAAGCGTTCGCCAAGTGGAAAGCCTATCCTCTGCCGCCGCTGAACGCTGATGGTCAATTTGTTCCCGATTCGCTGCACCGTGAATGGCGTGCCTTTTGCGCAGGCCGCGCCTCCCAGCTCGCGCTACCAGCAGGGCCGGTGCCTGAAGATGCGTTGCCGGAAATCGTGCAAGCAGCCCGCGATATCGTAAAGCTTTGGGACAGTGAGCACGTCAGCGAGGACGACTATAACGAAGAAATGGTGCGGATTGAGAAATTGTTTCGCGCCCTGATTGGCTCGCCAGCGGTGGCGCAGCCGGTGGCGGATGAGCGGGACGCAGCACGCTATCGCAAGCTTCGCCGCTGGATGGGCAGCAATGTCCCCGAAGGCTGGAAACAGGTGGAACACCTCGGCGCAGTCTGTGCATGGATGGGCCGGGATGAAATGGACGCGATGTTGGACGACATGCCCGAATGTGGCGTCGGCCTTGCTGCGAGTGCTTCGCCTGCCGCACCGGTAAAGATTTACGCAAAATATCTGATTGAGCGGCAAGACGCAGTTGGCGTCATCTGGGATGTTTTGATGGGGTATTCGACGTTGGAGAATGTACGCAAGGCACTTCCGTATTGGCGTAAAGATAGCGAGCGCCCGCTTCGGATAGTTTTTGAGAAACGCGCAATCATCGATGACGCTCGCGTCGTACTTTTGGCAGAAGAAGGGACTAAATTGTGAACCCGTATCAGGAGCGATGCATCGCGCAATTGCGGCGCTGGGTGGATGGCAATCCAAAGCACAACGAGATCGATGACGAGTGCTGCCCCGATTTCTCCTGCTGCCATCCCAATTTGTTCACTAAAGACCGATACGAGCGGTTGGAAATCATGAATAAATATTTGGCGCGCTGTAATCAACCGAGAAGGATGGATTCGTGAACAAGGAAGATGCCGCCCGCGCCGCACTCTGCCAGCCAGCAGAAGAGAAAAAGCCGCACGAATGGTCAACGCTGCGTCGGAGCAAGTTTGATGTCTTCAGTGAAGACGGCACACTTTACACGACTGTCCAAAATAGCTGGGAAGCATTGAGCTATCTGGAAAACGGTTGGCGCGTCGAAGAGCAGAAGTCGGGCCAGCCAGCAGAAGAAGGAGGGAAATCGTGAGCGCGATCAAGCTTGAGGCCTGCCCTTTCTGCGGCAGCGATGATGTAAAGGTATATCACGACACAGCCGGCGATCACCGTTACGACTGGGAATACTTTGTTGAATGCCAATCCTGCGCCGCGTCTGGTTCGCAGTGGAAGCATGAGGAAGACGCCATCGCCGCCTGGAACCGTCGCGCCCAGCCAGCAGAGGAAGTGCAGCAGGATGCAAAGCGCTACCGCTACATGATGCGCGATGGAGAAACGGCGATCTTTGTTGTGCTATCGCATCTCTGCGCTACCGATGATCCGCTCAAGCCGCAGATGGACGCCGCAATCGATGAAGCCATGGCAAAGGATACCCCATGACCCCTACCACCGCCATCCAACGCGCAGAGCAGAAGCTGTGCTGCTACTGCGGCCAGACCGGCCATTCAGCTTGCAAGTGCCCTTGGGGTAGGAGGATTTGATGATTGAGTCATTAGGTGATTTCGTAAAGGTCATTGGGACGATTGCGGCATTAATCTTTGGCATCGTGAGCTGCAATCAGTCTGAATGGTATCAATCCTTACAAAGGGCGCAGGAAGCAGCTAACAAAGCTGATGAACAGCCTCATGTTATCCGTTCAACGCCTGACGGATGCAAAGTATATGCCTTCAAGGCCTCTGGCTCTTGGCATTACTTCACACGATGCCAAGCAACCACTACCACCGAACGGAATTACACAGAAACATGCGGGAAAAACTGCACACGGAACAAGCAAGAAATTATCGTGACGCAGAACAAATAAGGACACCATCATGACCGACCAAGAGATTGACGCCATCCGCGAGCAGTTCGCCACGTGTGACCCTACCTATGGCCGCTGGCATACCGATGAAAGCAAGCTGCGTGCATTTGCTCGTGCGATCCTCTCCCGCGCCATCCCAGAGGGGCACGTTGTGGTGCCGAAGGAGCCGACGCCGGAAATTATGGCTGCTGCCGGGATTGCTGCATGGCCCACGGCTTCGGCCGCTGATATTGAACTGGCAAAGAAAGCAGCCGATATCGTGCTGATGGCTATGGAAGCAGCGCCCGGAATGACACGCGATATGCTGGCATCGATTTTGGCAACTATGGCTCCGGCGTATCGAGCCATGATTGCCGCAGCACCGGCGAATAAGGAGGTATAGAGCATGTCTGAATGGATTGAGTGGAAGGGTGGAGAGTGCCCGGTTCATCCAAGCACAATAGTAAGGCTGCGTTTTCGAGATGGAGAACTTACTGAAGACGAAGAGGCATGCTGGTCATCATGGGAACATATAGGAAAGCCATACGACATTATTTCCTATCGCATAGTAAAGGATGAAAAGGCATGAACCTTGAAAATATGAGTGATCCTGAGCTTCAGGAAAAGCTTGATCAACTTCATCAGCAGATGGAAAAGTTACTCAAAGAAACTGATGAAGTGCGCGCCAAAAGCATTCGGATATCCAACGAACAATACAGGCGTTATCGCAAATTCTGCGACAAGTTCAAGGTGTCATCGTGAAGGATCGCCTCCTAATCCTCCTGTGGAAAACAGGCTACTACATACTCTTCGGAATACATGATTGGGTGAGGGAGAGGAAGAACCGGAAGAAGGAGCAAGTATGAACGATCTCAACATCGGCATGATGATGTTTTACCTGCTGGCTGCCCATGCGCTTGCAGATTATCCGCTACAAGGCGATTACCTGGCGCAAGCGAAGAACCGCCATACGAAGCTTGGCGCAAATGGTATATGGGTGCATGCCTTGTTTTCGCACTCGCTGATTCATGCAGCCTTCGTGGCCTACATCACTGGTGTTTGGTGTATTGGCCTCTGCGAGCTAGTTGCGCATGCCGCCATCGACTTCATGAAGTGCGAAAACAAGATCGACTATCACGGCGATCAGATCCTACACATTGTTCTTAAATTCATCTGGGCCGTCTGGGCCACGAGGCTATAAATGAAGATCATCAAACAAGGGAAAATCCCGGAACACAAGGAATACAAGCTTACCTGCAGTAACTGCAAATGCCAGTTCGAATTCCAGCGGCATGAGGCCAAGTATGTCGGCGATCAGCGTGACGGCGATTTCCTGCAGATCGCATGCCCATGCTGTCACCAATTGCTGACAACTGGAGTATGAGCACCATGAGCCGTCGTCCCCGCCGAGACGAGCAGCGCCGAGCACGTGAGAGGAAGAGAAACCACGGAGAAAACGATGAGCGCTAGTCTTATCAAACTCGACCAGGCGGCCAAGATTCTGACCATCTCGCGCCGCACCCTGGATCGACTGATTGCGGCCGGCCAGCTTCACCGCATTCAGGTATCCGCAGGCCGGTATGCAATTCAAGAAGAAGAAATCACCAAATACATCACTGAGCAGACGACATGGGAATCACCTACGACGAAGAGCGCAAACGTTATATCGTTCGAATCCGCAGACGCGGGGCGTCAGTTAAGAAGTCGTTTGTTACAAAAGCTCAAGCCGAAGCCTTCCAAAGCGCCGCGCTGCAACAGATCTTCGAACAAGGCGACCTTGGCAAAAAGCGACGTTATACCCTTGACGAAGCCTTAGACCGGTACCTTGATGACGAGGTGCCGAATCACCGGTCCAATGACCGCGTGAAGTCCAATATCAATGCAGTCCTCGAATTCACCGAAGGGCTGTATCTGGACCAGATCGCGGAAGCGGCCGCCAGGGTGAGAAGCGCCAAGCGGAAGTCTCGACGCCCAATCCCCGAGCATGAGACGCCGGAGCAGCGCAAGGCCCGGCTGCTGCAGCTGGCCAAGCTCAAGCCGCTCACGCCGGCCACGATCAACCGCCGCCTGGCCATCCTGCGGCGCGTGGCGAACCTGGCCTACAAGGAATGGCACTGGCTGGACCGCCCTATTTCCATCCGCCTGCTGCCGGAGCACAATCAGCGACATGAATATCTGACGGCTGACCAGGTCGACCAGCTGGCAGCAGCCTGCCGTGAGCCGGCCAATCACATGACGATAATTGCGGCCTACACCGGCATGCGTCGCGGCGAGCTCTTGGGCCTCACCGAAGCCAATATACGGGGTGATAGCATATTCCTCGGGCTGACGAAGAATGGGCGACCCAAGATGGTCCCTATATCAGCCAAGGTGCGCCCTGCCTTGAAAGCATGGATAAAAGCGGACAAGCCGGATCCGCGCACGATCTACAAATACTTCCGAGCCGGCGCCAAGGCCATAGGCAAGAAGTCGCTCAGGTTCCATGATTTGCGGCACACCACGGCCAGTTTTCTGCTGAACATGGGCTTTGACCTGGCGACGGTCGCGGAGGTGCTAAGCTGCACCATCCAGAACGCCCAACGGTACGCGCATTTGAGCATGGAAAACAAGAAACATGCCCTCACTGCCATCACCAATCTTGGGGGGCCAAAAAAGTGCCACGCTGATGCCAAAAGCGCGAAAAGTGCCAAGTAA